ATGAAAGTTTACGTTGAATCAAAGACAAACAAGGTGTTTTTCTCTGTTACCCACAAAGGAAAAAGGTTCTATGTCTATACTGGAATGCAGACAACAGAGAAGTTTACCGGCATGATATTTCCGAAGTCAGACAAGTCAGCAAAAGCAAAGACGAGAAGGCTTGCGGAATTATATGCCAGATGTGAGAGTTATGTGCTCGATCATATCGAGGAAAGTATTGATACAATGAAGGAGCATCTGAAGGAGATCTGTACGGGTGCCAAGAAGGAAGATAAATCTCCGTTTCTCAGCTTCATGAAGGCATTCGCCGAGACAAGAGAGAGGCCGAATACCAAGAGAAGCTACGAGAGAACCTACCGATGTGTAGAGGCATACGATAGTAAGTGCAGCTTCAATAGCATGACTAAGGACTGGATTGAGGGGTTTATCAGGCATGAGATGGATAAAGGAAGAAAGGCCAATGGTATCTCGAACGACATCACACATATCAAGGCAGTCTTTAGAAAGGCAATAGATGATGGAAAAACGCAGAACTTTCCGTTCCACTCCATCAAGCTCAAAAAGGAGGAAACCAGGAATCGCTGTCTGTCACTGGAGCAGATGAGAGAGCTCAGGGATTCCAAATTACACGGCAAGCAGGCTATGTACCGCGATTTCTTCATGTTGGGGTTCTACCTCATAGGCATCAATGTTTCAGACCTCCTGACGCTAAAGAAGGAGGATTTTCGCAATGGTAGGATAAGTTACTACCGTAACAAGACAGGTAGATTGTATGATATCAAGGTTGAACCTGAGGCTATGGAGATAATAAACAGATACCGAAGCCGAAAGCCACAGTACCTACTCAGATTCTTTGAGGACGCAGGAACGTTCAATGTTGATCACTTCACGAACAACCTGAACCGGACACTTAGAAGAATTGGACCGAAAGACCCGAAAGACAGAAGAAAGGCTACGGTCTGTCCTATCGACAAGCAGATGTCGTCGTACTACAACAGGCATAGCTGGGCAACGTTTGCGTCAGAAATCGGAATATCTCTCGAAACAATAGGTAGGGCGCTTGGTCATTCCGTTTGGGAAAAGACCGTTACGGCAGTATATGTAAAATATGACAATAAGAAGATAGACGAGGCGAACAGAAAAGTCATCGACTATCTGAACGGTTAACAAGGAAAATCCCCACGCCATTTTACGTATGACGTGGGGCAAATTGTATTTATGACAAGTATTTTCGAGTATGCAATAGAATCAATGCTGATTGCGGGATTTCTTGTATTCGATGTTTGCTTGGCGGATTTTGTTTTCTATATCAGCAATCGCTTCCTCGTGAGTCTTTATTTGTTCTAGAAAACCTCCTGTAGTCAGCTTTTTCTTGCATAAGAGAACCTTTGCCTCCTCCAGGCAATATCTTTCCTCCCATAAATCCCTACATAATTGGACTATTTTGAAGTATTTTCCATTCACATCAATCCAATGATTGTATTTTTCTTGCTCCGCAATCACCTCATTTTGCAACTCCTTTACCTTACCTTCTGCCTTCTTCTGCTTTTCCTTTGTCTCTATCAGCTCCTTCTTCAGCTTCTCGTTGCAGCGGAGGATGTAGCAGCCTTCGGCAGCAAGGAGAGTTATGAAGAAGCAATCAGCAAACATGTCCCAGATTCCAAGAAAGGCTCCCACAATACAGAAGCATAGCCCGAGAATAATGCACACGACAAAGATGTCGATGCGGTCGAAAATCATTTTTAATCTTTCTTTCATAACATTCAAAAATTAGATGCCCGCCCCGAGCTATAAGCAGGAGACGGGCACGGTAAATTACTTAGTTGTCATCATCATCTGAGGAACGTTTCCGTAAACTGGGAGCTTTCCATCCCATTTCTCAATCCACATCTTTTTCAAGATAGCAGGAGTAAGAGAGGCTGTCTTGAGTTCGTTGGCCTCGCGTTCTGCACGTGCCTGAACGAGCATCTTTTCTGCCTCAGCCTTCTTTACAGCTACCTCGTTGAGTGCTCGCTGAGCTTCCTGGATAGCCTTGTTTTTCTGATTAACGGCCTCCACGATGGAACTCGGATATTTCAAGCCGGAAGTCAGCTGTTCAAGATGGAAATGCTCCTTTGCAAGAGCATTACTAAGCTGCGTCTCAATGGCGCGTTCAACCAAATCCCTGTTGCTGACAATCTGGTCGGTTGTGTACTTGTTGAGCTGGATACGGAAAGCATCTTTCACATAGTTGAATAAAGTTCCGTTCACAATATCCTTCAGTTCCTTGCGGTACTTCTTGAATACTCTCGGAGCATTACCGTCAACCATCTTAAGTGACACGGTAGGATCAACAGTAAATTCAGAGCCGTCCTTGGCGTTGATGGTGAACGCAGGGTAGTCGATAGTCTGAACAAACGTCGGATACTCATAGACCTCCTCAGTGAATGGATTGTACCACACGCGGCCAGTAACGAGGCTAACGTCATCAACACCCTTGTCGGTGCCATAGAGGTTCACCAGGATACCCTCAGAACCTGCGTCGATACGCTCGCAAGAAGTTAAACACAGCGCTGAAAGAATCAGCGACAACATGAACACGAATTTAATCTTTTTCATCTTTTTTATTTTTGAATGTTAAACAATCTGTTGCGATGGAAACGAGAAGCCATATCAGGAGGATGGCTACGCTTACGATGTTCGTTGTCGTGTCTGCCTTGCTCACTCCCCTGAGCCCGACATCTACGACCATGAGGGTTATTACAACCCACGCCACGAATGCGGCGATTTTCCATTTAATTTTCTTCATTGCTTCTATTTTTATATTTTAATATATACAACACCTCTATACCCATAAGAAATATAGGATAGAAGATTAGTGTCTGTTACTTTTCTTTATTCCATATTTGTCGCAAATCTCGCAATACGCTCCGTACGCCATTTCGTCTGCCATCTCGTTATAATGGTCGCCGTTGTGGCCTTTAACCCAATGCAAGCGAACTCCAGCAACGCGGCGAGAAAGCTTTTGGTATAGTTCCCACAAGTCACCATTTATACCCGGCTTGTATGATTTCTCTAGAGTCAGTATGCTATATTTGCTATCAGTGTAAACATCGATACAAGCGCCGTCTGGGCAAGCATTGACTGCTGAAATTATAGCAAGCAGCTCCATGCGATTATTCGTCGTATTGAGCTGACTGTGATTCTTGACTCTAACAACTTCTCCATCCTTGATTAAGACGTAAGCAGATCCACCTGCTTTTGTGGCCGAGTTGTTATCACAGCTACCGTCAGTATAGGCGATATAGTGCATTCCGTTATCCGGGAACTCCTCTTCTTCTCCGCTTTTTTCTGATACTGATGCTCGTTTGTATGGTTTGCGACCGAATTTTGAAAGAACGATGCCATTATAGCATATAACCAGTATCTGCCAGCTCTTTGGAGGGTCGCCGTTTTTCTTCCTCCAACCAACTTTTTGGCAGGTTTTCCACAATTCTGATGTGAACTCTCTGTCATTATACCCAAGCTTCAGTGAGCAGAAGTCCTCAAACTCCTCGCGCGTGGGTATAATAATATTATTTTCTTTATCCATGATATAATATTTTATTTAAATTTATACTTACATTATTTAAAGAATATGGAACAGGTTGCAGATAGCTGATTGAGAGAATCCCCCTTACCCACAAGAAAAAAACTTGTAGGTGTTGGATTCCTCGAATGGCATGGACCCAGTATATTGACCCTTCATTCGACCTCTACACGAACTACACGTGCTTCAGCGTCGCAGCTTTCGGATTGTAGCATCCACCCTTCTCGTGCCTTCTGCGATTAAACCCTGCACTTTTGCCATGAGTCCCACTTGCATTTAAAGTCTTGGTGTGCGTGGTGTATTTAGCCGTCTCTTCCACCTTGACTTCGAGGAATAGGATAAAAGAATTTACCCTATCCTCTACTCAGTCGCTCTCCGAGTATTGGATAGGGTATATCATGGAGTGGCAAAAGCCACTAAGATAAAGCATATTCAATTTATCAGCGAGCGATTTCTGATAAGCTGATGCAAAGATACGACGATTATTCTTATCCTCCAAATGCCTGATTTGTGCAAAAATTGCACTCGTTAAAGTAAAAAGTAGTGACAAAACTTCCGCAAGTACCATCCTTACGAATCGTTTCGGATGAAGAAAAAATGGCATTTCGTAATATTCATTAAAGTATAGAATATTTACAATTAGCTGTTTTTAATAAAAAGTTAGATTTTTTGTGTTTTTCGTGGTGAGTTTTTGTAAAATAGCCGCCTATCTGCAAGTGGATAAGCGGCTATAGTGTACGAGAAACTGCGATTACAGATGTCCTATATCATCCTTGGATATCCAGGCTCCGTGACTCGGCTGTTTGACAAGGGTACAACCGGTAAGGTCTTTTACTCCCAGTACCCTGCATAGTTCCTCATCATGAAAGTCCGCGTAACACCACCACTTTGTCTCGTTGGTGGTGGTATCCTGCAACTCTAATACGACGTGAGGATAAAAATGATGTTCTGTACTTACGACTTTGTACATATAAGTTAAATTCGTTAATTATCGTTTAAGAAATATTGTTTTCTGAAACAAATCCACTATCTTTGCACATGTCTTCGGAAGACTTCAATCGTACCTTTATGGAATAGAAATAAAAATAAACTTCCGTTGACTGTCAATTCTTCGGAATTGTGGATTTAAACGCTCATAAAGAGCAAATTTCTACTATCGTAGATGTCAGACTGTAATGGTCTGTGGTAGCCCCGGCTTAGGTCGGGGCATTTTTTATTCTACTACTTCTGTAGAAATTGCTTTTTGAGCAAATTAAATATCATATTTTCCTCTGCTTCGTCGAGGTTATAACAGGCATGAGGAAGAATGGTGGTTTTCTGATTATTTCGATGCAAATAGATGATATTCGCATCCTCGTGCCAAGTACGAGGCTTGTAGCATCGCTTCACCATCTCCGAGAACGATGTGTTCTCATTTCTTGCGAAGCTGGAATCCCAGGCGTTCAGAAGTGCAACGACCTGCTTCCAACTTAATTCGTTTAAGTTGATATTTCCATTTTCCTTCACCGTTTTTTCTAATATATTCTCCATATTCTTTTCGCTTAGCCGTGATGCGATAGGGCTTAGATTCCATTACTCTTTATCTAAATTAAGCTGGTCTTTCAAAGCATCATCGAGCGTCCAATCTGCTTTTTCGTACACGGCTTCACCTGCGCCTGAGTTAAAATCAATATAATAAAAACTGCTATCTTCGCTTACAGTAACATTATATCCCTCGTATTCAATTTGCTTCTCCGTCATAGGGATAAAACGAACACATTTCTTCTTTAGATAGTTTTCTACTTCGTTTTCAAATTTATCATCTACATAGATAAAGTTCTCTCCATTCTTCTCAGAGAATGTAGCTTGCGGAATATCTGCCATGAACTCTTTTTGAAATACTTCTGTATCAACGATATTGTTGATGATATTAAATTTCTTCATATTATTTCCGCTTGACCGTGATGCGGAAGGGCTGAATGGTTATTATTTTACTTCATTTTCGTCTCCAATAGCATCCGTGAGCTTACTGGCAAGGATGCTGCAAACTTCAGACAGGCTGTTCGCACTCTGACGGAGCAGCATCATCTCTGCAACAGCGTCAGCGTCTTGCTTTCCTTCGTGCTTTGGGTACGCCAAGTCAAGCATATCAATGCTATGATTACTAACCAAGTCATTGATCAGCTCATAAACATTATCCATCTTGTTTCTGGCTGTAACTAAATTCTCTGTTGTCATATTCTTATCGCTTAACCGTGCTGCGTAGGGCTTAAATTATTACTCGTCAATAATATCACATCCATTGATGTTTATGTATTCAAAAACGCCTTTATTCTTGCGTTCCTCATTCCACTTTGCAACTTCTAACTTTGTGACAGAATCACGACCAATGAGTTTCGCTGCATACTTTAATGCCTCGTTTTTATTCTTAAACTCTTCTCTGTGATATTCTCCATCTACATACGAAGTCAATACAGAGCGACAGTTGAAGTATTTGCCTTCTGCGTCGTTTGTAGCATAGACCTCACACATTTCCTCTTCCACTATAAAGTACACTTTCATGCCGTCATAGTGTTTTTCGAGGAGCTTATTGAAGTCCGTTGCTCCCCATGCCTCCTCTGCACAAATTTTTAATAGGCCGTCTGATAACTCGCATGTATGGATAAATCCGCGAATATAGTTATCACCAATTTCCTCGCCAAGAGCCAGGACAATGTTTCCTTCCCAGTTCTCAGATGCTCCTTCCTCCATTACAGGACGCTCTTTGTTAATAAACGCCTTGTAAAGGTTGTTTAACTCCTGAAGGTCCTTCTGGTTGCCTTCAATACGATAGCTTGTTGATGCCCAATTTGCCATAATTCTTATTTTTTAAAAGTTAATAATTGCAGGAGCCGAAGCTCCCTGGTTTGGCTAATCGGGGCTTAGATCTTCGTGATAGCATTGACTGCTGATTTCAACGTTTTGTACCTTGCGTCTACTCCGAGACTCCTAAGATACTCGTTTATCTGAGCAATAGAACAGTCGATAGCCTCCTTTTGCTTTTCAATGCGATCAACGAGGCCTTTCACTTCGCCTGGCGTTCTGGCGTAGGCCTTGTATCGCTCAAGCTCTTTGGCTTTTTCTTTGAGATCAAGGTTCTCCTCCACCAACTTGTCATACTTCTCCAAGATTGGTTTCATTTGCTGCTCGTAAGGCAAATCTTCATTCATCATTTTCTTCATAATTTCTAATCTGTTGGTTAATAATAGTCAGATTATTATATCTGTTTTTGGTATAAAATCCTCCCCTACCCCTCACGGGCAAGAGAGGACAACCATTTAAACGAAATCTAGTATATGAAAACTAGAAGTATATCATTTTCCACCTTTGATGATATCGAATACCCGATGTTCACCATCAGAGGAAAGTCTGTTACCGTCTTCGTCGCATATATGGCCATCTTCGTTGACCCATATCTTCTGGTTGAACATCTTCTCACACATGCCGAGGGCAAGAAGGTATTCCTGCGCTTCAATGGAAACATTCTTGCCAGTATTCTCTGCCTGCTTGAAGTTTTCTATGAGCTCCGGGTTAAGGTCAGGCGCCGTATCGTCGTACTCATCCATCTCCTCGTGGTATTGGAAGTTCAGTGACTCCAATTCCTTTACCATAGCGGAGTTCGTAGAGATCTCGCCTGTTAGTGCCTTTATGGCCGTCTGCTTTATAAGCTCGGCATACTTTTCCTGGCACTCCTTGATGAGTTTTTTTTTATTATCTTCTACCATATTCGTTATTTTTTGGGGTTGAACAATAGCAGGAGATGGTTATTAACCACCTCCAGTTTGGCTTAATCCTCATCATGCTCGTCGTCATTGTCATAGACTCCGAATAGTCTGAGGGTGTTGCTATCAATTTCTGTCTTGCCTACGATGTATCTCTGGGTCATCTGTATGTTCGGTTTTCCGTTTGACAAATGCCCCATCATTACCGCAATCTGTTCCAATGGCACACCTTTCTTCGACAGGTTTGTCGCAAAGGAGCGCCTTCCTGTATGAGAAGATACGAACTTGAACTTCTTTCCAGTCTCTTCCTTTCCAGCCTTGAATACCTTCGTGTTCGTATCTATTCCGCATTCACGGCAGATATCACGAAGGGTTCTGTTGAAGGTCATCTCGCTGATTTCTCCAGGAAGAGGCTCAACGCCAGTGCCGCATACCAGGAACGGACGGAGCTTCTTGTGAAGTGGAACCCTTACTTCCGTCTTGGTCTTCTGTGCTACATACACAAGGAAGTGTCCAGAATCATCAATGTTTTCAGGAGTTATCCTCTGACAATCGCTATAGCGTGCTCCGCAGAGGCATTCCATGAGGAACATGCGCTGAACATATCTCTTCGTCTTTCCCTTTGGGCTGTAATTAAGAATTCTGTCTATTTCCTCATCCGAGAGATAGACTGACTGGACAGGAACAGCCTTCGTTCTGAGTATTTTTCCGAACGTCGGGCTGTTAATCTCCCTTGTGGAATCATTCTCACGTATTACTGCCTTAATTGTGGCGCATACGGTCTTTGCCGAGTTGGGAGCATAGTGCTCCTTGATTTTCTCAAAGAGATCACGGAGGTTGTCGTCAGTGACGTCTTCCCACAATGGCTTGTGGCCCAACAACTCCTCGAACATCCGCACTACATTAATGAACTTCGGATATTTCCAGATGTAAGCTCCATAGAAGGTGTTGTGTCTCCACGCATTGCCGTGATAGTCTGCAAACCAACCCTGCTTAATAGCGAGTTTGTACTTCTGCTGCTGGGTATAGTTTAACCTCTCCCAGTCTCTTGTCTTTAAATGTATTTCTTCCATAATTCTAAAATTGGTTTATTAGTGGCAAAGTTACGCATTTTATAAGCATAAACCATACACTTTGCCGTTTTTAACGCTAATTTAACCTTCAAGCTCATCGTTAAGTTCTGATACTATTCTTGCGAGCGTATCGAAGTCCATCCATGTGTTGTCCGTAGCAAGTACTCTTCTCTCGGATTTGTCTACATCCACTAAACGGATAGCAAAAACCGGTAGAGCCGTATAAGTATCTCTTATCGCAATCTTTGTCACCTCGTAGTTTTCTCTGTAACCAAGTACAGGGTGCTTGAATTCTTTTCTAAGGATGCCATGCTCCTTCATAATCTCACGGATAGTACACGCAAGCTCAATCAACGCATAGCTGCGCATACTGTAAATCTTGTCTGTTAATTCTTTATTATTCATAATCTTAATATTTTGGTTTAAATTGATGCCCACCGTTCCCGGCAGGCTTGTTTGGCTTAGTCTTTTCTTTCGATATCAAGGCCCGTAAGCACGCCTTTCATATAGGCTAATGTCTCTTCCTTGCATTCCGATAGAAACTTCTGGCAGCCATCAATGATAACGCCGTACTTACCGCTCGGATAATTCTGTAGAGAGCACGAGTGGTAATGCTTTCCGGATTTCTCCTCGATTTCTCCTGCGAGTCGCTTCCCTTCGTCGGTCTCATTTGGACGATTTTCTGGGTACTCATCGTAAAAATACTCGTGCCATAAATCTAGTAGCATATCCTTGCAATCCTCCATATCTTGCAAAATATCCGATAATTTGTATGGCGCGCCGTTAGTACCATGTCCATCCTCGCCAATCCATTTACTGGCTTCCTCGTCAGGATCGAAGTCGCTATAATATTGATACAACTTATCCATGAAGTCAGACTTATTGCCGTTCTCGAACCAAATTGTGGCGATGAAATCTTGGTCTTGTGGGGAATACTTCTCTAACTCGACGCAAACCTCACCTTTTTCGTTAGGTGTATCGTCAACATTATAACTCCATCCTAAATTCTCTGCTAATTTCAAAAAATCATTCATATCTTTAATTTTTATTGGTTAATACTTGCGCCCTCCGAAGAGGGCTTTTTAGGCAAGCTCATCATAAGCAAGTATCTGTACGACATTCTTCTCGAAATCGGCATGAATGTTCAGGTAAACATCTGCATCATTATCATAGACAGTAATACCATTGTCGCCCTGCGTGATATACGTCTCATACCCCGTCTCCATGAGCACATTAACAAGGCTATTTGCTGCAAAGGTGAATATAGGTTGCTCTGTGATACGCTTTGCATATCTTACAAGAAAGAGATTTCCATTTACCTCTATGTGACAGGCTATCGAATTGATGAATCCTACTGCCTCCTCACAATAGTTCTCTGCATACAAGCCTTCATCAAACACCTTTCCCCACAGAGATTCATAATAGAGCTCGCTCTCCATGTCATACGGGCGCAACTTGCTTACGTTTACGTCTTTTACTATTTCCATATTCTTCATTTTTTAGTTAATAATAGTAAGCATGGAGATTGACCCCATGCTCTTTTTGGTTTACACCGGCAGAGACACGATATATTCCTTCTTCTTCTTTCGTGTTCTGCTCTTGACATCGAAGTGACAGTAATCTCTCAGCCATATCACAGCATCCCTTATTACAGGTTCGTCAACTATAAGAATCGGGCGAATCATCCCTCTCTTGTTCATTGACTGGTAATCAATGAAGTCAAACTTATCGTCAGGATCCTCGCACTTCTTTTTCCAGATACTCTCGTCGAGATAGTCTTCGATAAAATCCCCCTCTGGCGGGTTCTCCATCTCAATGAATCTCTTCGGAGTAAGAAGAATCGTATCTTTTGCCTCATGGGTCATAAAGAAGTTCTCAATAATTTTGTTGAGTTCTCCTGTTTTCAGTTTCTTCTGTACGATACCCTTCTTCTTCATGATACTGGAAGCGTCGAGTATTACTGTTGCTTTTCTTACTGTTGCCATAATTCTATTTTTATTTGGTTAGACATAGTGGTACAAAAACCGGCGTATCTCACGACAGACCGGCTTGAACCATTTAAACAAATTTAGTTATGATAAAAGTGGCCAGCCAATATTGACTGACCTGTTTGGCTAATCTTCCGGTACATTCCAGTGGAATGAAATCGTAGCTTCATCTTCGTAGATGGAGAACGATATTAGTAGTTTTGTGCCTCCCTCGTGCTCGTCATCTATGTACTGCTTGTACGCCGGAACCATGTAGGTCGTTAGGTGACATTCGTCTTCGGTCAAGTTTTTTATGACTGCATTTCCGAAATCATCAAGCTTGTCCGTGCTTCTGTAGGACTGCGGGATACATTTTATCTTGACGATGTTATCCTTGATGGTTGCCATAACCGGTACACCGGCAATGAATCCGAGGTACACATTCCCATTGAATGAATAGTTCTCGTCATCGAACATGTTCTCTTCCCACCAGTCAAGCATAACATTCTTGTTATCCAGAGGTGCAGGAACAAGCGAATTCACATCAATCTTCTCTTTAATCTCTTTCATAATCCTTAATTTTATTGGTTAGACATGGAATCGGTTACTGAATCAGTAACCGACTTTTTGGCTATTCCAGTCCCCAGCTTGGCGCTTTGCTTTACTCGATTGATCTAAAGAGCTTCGTAAGAAGCTATCGTTAAGTTTGCCGGGCCGCTGCAATAATAAGGTAGCGAACCTTTGTTTCTCAGAGGTGATTACTTCTTCTTCCACTCGTCAATCTTACCCTGGATGCTGATATTATTGTCCTTGATAAGCTGCTTGAGAACACCGAGCATTCTCCAACCCTCGTTGCTATACTCAAGAGCAAGTTTATCAAGCTTCTCCAAGGACTTGGCCTCAGAAATCTTTCTGCCGCCATTCTTGAATCTTGCTCCGTGGAACATGATAAGGTTGCGCATTGTGTAGTAAGCACCAGAACCCTTATAGGCGCTGATGAACAAGTCTGACTGCTTGGTCTCAAATGCAAGATGCTTGCGAATCTTGTTGAACTTCTTGACAGCCTTATAGACGTCCTCATAAGTGTCCTTTGCATACATTTCTACTGCAAGTTCCTTGAGAGGAGCATATACCTTCTTCTCCAAGTCAGCCACAAAGATATTCTTGTTCTGAAGACGTACGTACGGCATTCCCTTGCAGGTATGCTTGTAAGTCTTTTTGCTGTCATACTTGTTCTTGTAGATAAGGTTGTTCTCGATGTAGTATCTGAGCTTCTTGATGTAGTCCTCTGCGATTTCACAGAGCAACATGCCGTTGAACCAGAAGTTTCTGTTTCCTGCATTTTCTGCGTCTCCGTGCTTGATCATCTTCATCTGGGCATACATCTCGCGCTCGATTACGCTCCACTGATACTCATAGCCTTTGCGCTGTAGGATTTCATTGAAAGTATCTCTTCCAGTCTCCATCTGTCTGAGCATGTGGAACATCTGAGACATAACCCAACGACGGAACAGCTTCCAGTTGCTTACGTATCCACCCTCGACAATCTTCTTGCCTACCGCATCGATGGCTGCATCTTCCATATCAACAGGAACTGCTGCGCCATTCTCGATCTTGACAAGCTGGTCGTCGCCGAGAGTGAAATAGTTACTTACATCAACACCTGCTGACTTTAGAGCCTCGATACGCATCTGAGCCTTTGTCTTCTTCTCAGCTGCTGCGTTCTCTACATTGTTAGCTACTACCTTAAGATTCTCACCAGTGATTGTTACAATCTGCTTCATAATTCTAATAATTTTAAATGGTTTGTAAAAATTTATTTAACTCTTGTGGATGAGGCTCACACCTCACCCTTGTTTGGCTCAATCCAGTCTCTGAGGATAATCAGGTCCTTGTCGTTCTTGGAACACCAGAACCATGTTCCCCATGAGTTGTTCCACCAGAGGTTGCCTCTAAGAAGCTGCATAAGAACGTACAGCTCCAGCTTACATCTCGCCACCTCACGTCGCTCTCCATACATCATATCTTCGTCTGAGAGTTCTTTCTCAGGCAAAGCCTTGAAGTAGTACCGGCGATGTGATTCTGAACGCTCTGACGGCACAGAATGCTTGTATGCTGCATATCTCTGCTCGATGCCTACAAACACAACCACGGGCGTAAGGTAAGGTGTGTCTTTCGGCTTGTCTTCCTCGGACATTACTATCTTGCCGTTCACTCTGCATGTTCTCTTCTGAAAGTTGATGGTGAACTTAGCACCATTCTCAACTGCATTGATAATCTCGTCGTATGTCATATTCTTAAAATATTTGGTTAATAGCAGTACGCTCAAGGGATTTGTTGTGTTACTTTATGTGCTCGATGTAAACAGTCGAGTGAATCCTGAGTATCCAGTGAGATTCTCCTGGAGACTCAGGAAGATACGGACTGTTTATCTAAATCTTTCCTTCTTGCGTACTATTCGGCTCACAATAACCTATTCTGGCTCATGCTGATACGTTGCATTGTTTTAAGTTTATGATTAGATACATCACTCAGAATGAGATGACTGCTCTATGGTACTTTAGTACCAGCTCTTAGTCATATCAAATTGAGGGATGTAGCATAAACACCCAGCTCTTGCCAGACATCGCTGCAATACGAATGACCTATCTCATGTATTATGTTGCATGGATATATACTTGCGATTCGGTCCAGTGAGTGAAAGATGCCGTCGATACCGATAGACATCGACGGCATCATTCCACTTACTGGATGCTAAATATCATACTCTTGATAAGTCGTGATGCAATTCACTTTGGTTGTTTGTAGGTACACTCATAGGCCTGTTGCTTTCCTATAATCAACTGATACGAACCAGATGGATTACGCGGGTTAATATTTAACCTAAGGATTAACCCGCGTTATTTGCAAGCTGGTTGGTAAATTTCAGCCTCCTTGTGTACCTCGTTTGGCAATAACGTTGTCTTCTCATCTGAGAGCGTGGCACGTAGCTGTAACAGCTTGATTCGAGGGCTGTTGTAAGACGCCGGATGACCCTGGTTGGTGTTACCGGGTTAGCCGGCGGCATGGAAACAGCACTCATAAATTCACTCTCCTTTAAAGACTACCCTCGTGCTCGGGTAATTCCCTGACCGATGGCTCGGCACAATGCTTTATGATTCTGATTTCAGCACAGGATTCGCCAGAATTCAGGATCCAGGTAATCTGCTCATATCTATGAGCGGTTACCAGGATCCTAAACTCTGGTTAAGAGAACCTGTGGTATTAAACATTGCCATCCATCAGTGAGTGGTGGTGTGCGCCACCGGTGGAAGTCATACGGACTGGCACATTTCTGTACTCATTTGATTAGCCACGCCTTGTGTATCTTCAGTATGGTCCCTTTGGTCTCAAGTATCACTTGAGCGAAAGTGTCCCATACTGAGGTAATCATAGAGGCGTGACATAAATAATCCGTCCTTCTCCCACGTCCGTGTGCTCGGATACACAGAGTCTGTCGGTCAGAAGATACTGCGCATAGCTATATTAGCTTGATAATATCCTGGTGGAGAGGATCGCTGGACCATCTCAGATTATGAGATGCTGTCCGCGATCTTCGAGACCGGATGTTTAAACCACATCTTCATTCCAACAGTTCCTGCGCTGGAAGCTACATCTACAGAGTATTTACCAATGTGTTGTACGCTGCCCTGCTTGTACGCAAGGCATTCTGGGCACAACCTATCGATAGATACCCCTTGATTTCGCTCTCTGTCTTACCCCTGTTGACTTTCACGTTTCTTCCACGGCCTCGGTCTATACAACCTACAGCCTGAGTCTTCACGTAGCCGAGTCCACCAACCTTTCTCTTATTCGTCTTGACCGCACGGATGCAGTCCATGACAAATGTATTGAGCTTATTGATGTCCTCTTTCACGTTTATGACCGGAAGAACCTGAGTAGCCCAGGAATAATCGCAGTACCCCTTGTAGAGATACCTGTTTACTGCATTGACGGCTTTCGTCATCGTAGTGTCACGCTTCTTTATCGTCCTCTTCTCAATTTCCTTTTGGAATGTCTTGATACGTGTGGACGACAGGGAGATATTGTGACCCTTGATGGAATATCCGAGGAACTTGAACCAGTGATTAGCATCAAGATACTCAACCTTCTTTGGGTTAAGCGTCATCTGCATCATCTCCAGCTCGCTCTTCATGATATCCATGGCTTTCTCATAGTCTTCACCGACAAACAGCGTATCATCAGAATAGCGGACATAATATCCGTTAAGCTTAGACAGTTTATCGTCAAGATGATAGAGAATGACATCAGCCAGCCATGCAGCAACAGAGCATCCCTGCTTGAGGGACTGATACTTCTCACAGAGGTTGTTGTCCTCATCGAAATAGATATCTGTGTGATAGTAGTCACGAATGACATCTATCAGTGCAGATTTTCCAAACTTCTCCTCTACTTTGTCAAATGCCCAATCAATGAATCGAATAGGCACGGAATCGAAGTACTTGGAGAAGTCACCTTTCCATCCTATGACTTTCCCCTCTGCTGAGTATATTATCCGAGACACATCTTGCACCACACGACCGCAGCCGATACCTTTCTGGTACGACGTGCAGCGTGGATGCACCATCTCTGGCATCAGCTCGAACAGGAGGTCGTTTGCTATGCTCAGGAGGATTCTGTCCACAGCCTCATTCACATAGACAGTACGGAAATCTCCGTTGTCTTTTGGAATTTTCGCTGTATGCGGCGGCATTATCTTGTAATTACCGCTCTTGATCCTCTGATACATAGCCAGACGAGCCTCCGGCGTTGTAAGCTGATACATTACTGCTTTGTTCATGTCCTTGAATAAGCCTTTTTCTATGGCATACTGCCATCTGGCTTTTTCAAAGAACATTTCTAGGATTCTGTCTTCATTCATAATTCTTATGTTTTGGTTATTGTGCGCAGTCCTTAGCTGCGCTTTTTAGCTAGATAAACTCGTAATCGCCATATACTCCGTTATAGCACTTATCGGCAGAACGGTTTCGCCTGCAAGTAATAACGTCGTACTCTTGACTGACAGGACTTTTTCTATAAATTCCGTACTTGCATTTGGAGCAAATTTTCTCTTGTATGTCTGTAATCATATCCATAATGTTTTGGTTACTAGCACGTGGGCGAACCCACGCTTTTGGCTTAGTCGATGTGCTCGTAAGAATCATCATAGTCAGAGCAGAACTCCTGGTCTGGTTCAATCTCGATAACGTTTCCTGTGTAATTTTCTGCATCAAGAACAATGTCGCTATTATCATAGGCATCCTGTACTTTCTGAACTGCCTCATTCTCACTTTCAGCATCAACGCTGACAATTTTGTTTAAAGTCTCTGTGACTGATACGTAATATCTCTTCATAATTCTTGTAATTTTGGTTAATATTGTTCTGTGTCGGGTCTCTAACCCGATGTGCGCCTGTCGCTCACGGATGATAGATGTTAGAGTCTCTTGAGAGCAGCTTCGATGTCTGCGACTTTTTTGTCCTCAATCTTCGATATTTCTTGTAATATCTCGTCCAAGTGAGTAACAAAACTAAGTGCATCTACTACGCGACCAACCTTCACATTAAGGTCACCAGCATGTATGTCGCATATACCAAACTCTTGCAACAAATAGTAAATGGTGCCACTCTTTAGCGCAAGAAGAATGCGTTTAACACAACTTATTTGCACGGTAATAACTCTGAAGGTAATACCACAGCGAGGGATGAAGATTTCTGTCATGTCAAGCTCAATGAGCTTATCGCATATAGCTTTCGCCAGTTCCTCGCACTTTTTTTTCAGTTCTTGAGACTTGTGTGCGTAATCGTCACGTCCAAGTACTTTCCACATTTCTTTTTTCTTCATAATTCTTAATAATTTATTGGTTAATAATGTCAGAGGGATTTCTCCCTCCGTTTTTAGGCTAATGCGTTCAATGCTCTGTGGGCGTTGTAAGCGACAGGGTTGACGTACTTTATTTTCTCCCACTTTTTACGCTCACAAACTTTCAGGCAATACTCATGTGCTATATTCTCTGATAGTGCATCGAACGTGTTGTGTGTGACATCTGATGGCTTACCGAAATAAACTCTGTAACCATCCCTGTAGCATACTATACGTCTGCCAAGTCTGTAGATTGTTCTACTACCTTTTTCAACAAATGCAATTCTTTCCATAATTCTCTGTATTTGGTTATTGGTAGGTAGCCAACTGGCTACCAATTTTAGGCTTCGCTCCATGCTTTCCACGCTTCATTCGTGTTCTTGGTGATTGCCTCGTTCCAAAGTTTCTCCAATTTATAGAAAATCTTCTGGAAAGCCTTCGATGTTGTCTTTGGGTCGATGCGCTTGCCGAGATAAGGTCGATTGCGTGTAATCGTAATTTCGTCCTCGCACCAGCAACACCTGATTATCCCATACTCCGTAGGAGAACAACCTAGGTAAATTCCTTTCGCGTCATAACGCTCTTTACGTAACCACTTCGGGTAAGGAACGTAAATGGTCCATGCGTCCACACAGAAACGGAACTCCTTTCTTGTGTCGTGATAAAGTCTCAATTTCATAATTCTCTGTATTTTGGTTGATAGAAGAGGAGCATGCAAGCTCCCCTTGTTAGGCTACTCCTTCCACCACTCTGCGACATCAGAGCGCTTCAGGTTTCTCTTTTTTAAAAATTCCTTCAGAGTACTACAATATGTATTCATGCTGTAGAAATCTCCCTTGAGTCTTACTATTACCTGCTTCATGATCGTATGTTTTAAAGTCTTGCCCATGAGTATATCTTAGCTCTTCTTTTCTCTTCTTTCAGCTGAGAGAGGAGATATTTCTTCTCTTCTCCCGAGAAATTCTTGCGGATATACGATTCACACTGCTTCTTCTTCCAGAAATGAACCGAATCTGAAGCGTCTGGCGTTATTGAAACCCACATCATGCCGCCTACTACAGGAACAAGTCCTGCGTAGATAATTCCTTTTCTAAATTCCATAATCTAATCATTTAAATGGTTTAACATTGAATATCCCCATGCTAGGGGATATTGTTAGGCTTCCTCGTAAGCTTCCTCCATCATAGAGTGAATCTCTTCAAGCTCGTTGGAGAAATTGTACTTGACGTTGTACGTACCGAATGCTTTGAAATACCATTCTTCGAGGTACGCTCTGTCCTTGCTAGCCTGTTCGCTATCTTCTGCGGCATCTAGTCTGGCTACCATCTGAGGGTAAAAGTCGTAGTAATCATCACCATCGTAGTCTGATGCCCACCAAACACCTGTTCTGTGCTTAGGGTAGTCCTCGTACAGATTGGCAAAATTCCCATCCATGCGTTGGTCGTCAAGATGGAGATATTTCTTCATCTCTCTGTTTACCTTGTGAGTAAACTCCCATGCAAGAGACTGGATATTCTTTTCGAATACATCGGCAATGTATTCTTCCAGATCTTCTGCGTCATCGAATTCCTCCAGACACTCACGATATAGATTCTCGATAGTATTAGCGAAGCTTTCAACACCGATATAATCGGCTACTTTCTCGACAACTTCACCCTTATTATTCATAACAACTTCTACAATATTCTTTTCCATAATTCATCTGTTTAATGGTTCATAATGGTTCCCCACATTATCGTGGGGAGTTTTAGCCACATATGGCAATGTCGCCATAATTTCTGTAGAAATGCTTGTATGCCTCAAGACCACTGGCAGCTTTCAAGTCTGTGACCTCTAGCTTACCGGTATCCTTGCGTACCTCTGCAATAGAGTATGTATTGTCGTGCGTCCACTTGATGAGGTCCACACGCCTAACAGGATTCTCTACTGACTCAACGATTTTACACTTCAGTAAATCGTCATTAAGTATTTTCTCTAAATCACTCATAATTCTGTAATTGTTGGTTAATAGAAATCCCCACCCGTGGGAGTGAGGATTGGTTTGGCTACGGCAGCTGGCTAGCCTTTGCCGCATTCTCGCAGTTGGTAGTCGTTGGGACTCCCTTCCACATCGTTCCAAAATGATCTACGCAAAGAATCCACAAGTCAAGCTTGTCTGAGTAAGAGAAGATAAGATCAGGGAAATTCTTCTGCATCCATTCCTTATCCTCTTCGCTCATGTTAGTGAGGAACCACTGGAATATCTCGATTCTGTTCCTTTCTTCTTCTGTCATCTCTGGATACTCGATGTTTTCAATCACTGATTCGTCATTCTCTACAATCTCGTTACAGAGGATGAACGCACTTTTTAGCCAGTGTACGGCTGTGTAGTAATCCGTTATCATAATTCTAATATTTGGTTAATAGAAATCCCCACCCGTTGGAGTGAGGATTGGTTGGCTACTTCTTGATGTCGATTGAGAATTTAATACCCTCAGGCAACTTGCTGGGATCTAAGTTCCCAATAAAATTCTCGAACTGTTCTTTCGTAATCTGCTCCTTGTAATCGAGCCAGTTGAACTTCACGGTGTTGTTGTAATCGTAATAAATCACGTTATCGATAGACAGGCCGTGGTCAAGAATGTAAAGCATCACGTCACGCTCATTGCGAGCTTTCTCGGTCTTCTTGTAGTACTCTTCAATTATAGACTGACGTTTCTTGCTGATTTCGTCAGCTCTTCTTTGCTGCAATATCTTATCAATATTTTCCTTCGTGTAGTATCCTTTCTTGAGTCTGGATTCTACAAGAGCTCTTATGCCTCCGGTCAGCTTAATTGTCGGTCTTTCGTCGCTGATAGTGTATGGATTCTCCCATTCACCTCCTTGGCGAAGAAGAAACTCAATGAACTTGTCTGCTTCAGACTTCCATCTCTTAACGATGCCAAGCTTGAATAACTTATAGACAAAATAGTCCTTGTCGTTCAGCTCGGCAGCAGGGAGCAGGGCATCGTACTCATCCTCGGTAATTCTGAGATTACGCATAGCAATCTCCTTACTTTGGGATACATAGTAAATACCATTATCCACAGTATAGAATGGCTGTCCCTTGTAGTTGCACATGTGAAGATTTACAAATAGTTTCAATTCTGGAAAGAATTTGCATATCTCGTCTGTAATGCAACCGCAGGTTTTGCAGTGCCATGAACCGAAGCAGAAAATATCTATCTGACCTGTAATAGAGAAAGTGCAGATGTTATTTCTGCACTCATCACCTAAAGAAGCAACAGCGACAATTCTGTGACGCTTTCCGTCTCTTACGAAAATCTTAGTAAATGTATTAACAATTTTCTTCATAATTCTACATTTTTATGGTTTAACATGGTTTCTGTGCAGATAGACTGCACAGAATGTTTGCTAAAATCTGCGAGGGCGTATACGGGCATGCTCAATCTCCTTTGCTTTTCTGTCTACTCTCGCCGCACGTCTGAAATACTCGCTCTTGTCGAGCTTCTTTCGTGCGCATTCCTCGCTGATAACTGCCTTGTGGCTCGCTACGAGTCTGGCAAGGAATCTTCTGTCTCCGTCTGTCATAATTCTAAAGTTGATTTGGTTAATAATTGGAGGCGTAGCAAATAACTACGCCGGGTCTGGTCTAAAACTGTACGTTAGAAGCCACTCACAATTTAAGGCACTGTGGAAATCCCTCGCGGCTTTCTCTCCCCATCCTCGTGGTTTGTACGCGTCTTCTTTCAAATACTTCTCTACAAGCTTCTCTAACTGAGTCTTTTCTTCTGTTGTCATGATATATCCTGTTTTAGTTAATAGTAGACAGCACATTATCGTACTGCCCATTTCTGGCTTACTGGTCGTGCGACCATTTCCATAGACGCTCTACATAGTCAGGACCACACAGATATTTATCTGTATCTCCTTCGTCGTCGATTGTGTCCATCAATCTGCGCACATCTTCTTTTAGCTGCGCCTTGTCATCTTCCATGCGTTGTGCGTACACTCCACAGCCCATGAGAGTCATGGCTATTACTAATACTCCCAATAATTCAATAATATCCTTTTTCATAATCTAATAATATTTTGGTTTGTAGTAGAGGGAGATGAAACTCCCTCAATTTTCAGGCTGTGTACTTCTTGATGAACTCGACAAACTCGTTGTATATCTCATCAATCTCCTCTTTGCTGTCTACGCGTAGAAATAGTGCAGAGTAAGAGTCTATAATGTTTCCGTTGTCGTTTCTGACGCAAACGAAAGAAGAAACTGCCGCCCCATCTCCATCGTTACGAGCACTAATGTCAATACTGAGTTTTGAAGGAGTTTTCAACAAGTTTCTTTGAATCTCCTGCAACTTAGGCAAAATCGTAGAGTTAATGTACTCTTCATTCTTCTTGTATTCTTCCTGTATCATAATCTATAATTTTTGGTGAATAGTATGCGTGACAATCGCCACGCACATTTTAGCTTATGCACAATACTGCTATCTCAGAGAAACTCTTGGAGATAACCTCCTTGCTACGATAATCTCTGTAGCCCCTTGTATTGTTGTTGTGCCACTGGCGTGCTGCAATCTTGATCTTCTCCATCTCATGCATAAGCGCACGCTCAAAATTCTTCTGTGATTTTCTGTCTTGCATAATTCTTCTGTTTAAATGGTTTAACATAGTATGCCCAGGAAAATGCCTGAGCACATTTTTGGCTACAATAACTCCAAGCAGATAAGCACTATCCACTTGTCGGAGTCCTTGACAGACAATACCTGTATGTTGTCTGAATCAAGATATTTGTCTATCCACTTGCCTACAGATGGCATATTGCTGCATTCTGTATCATCTACCCATAGGACACAATACGCTCCTGGCTGCAAATCCTCACACATCCGGATTCTTCGCAGCCGTACCACTCCTCAGGATTGCGAGAAGATACAAATACGTCTACATCTTAGTTAGTGTTTTCTACTCCGTCTCTTCTAATGTTGGAAAACAGGTCTATTACCTGAGTCTTGTTAATTGCTTTCATAATTCTTTTGTTTAACTGGTTATATTATCGTACTGCCTGGATTTCTCCAAGCAGAATTTAGCTAAATGTTCCAAGCACAATTATCGTACTTTCCAAATCTCTCACACTCCAGGCAGGATGAAATTTTCCAAGCGGAGTGTGGATCGCCACAATTCTCTAAAGAACCACTTTCCCTTTTTCGTACTGCTCCAGAATATCCCAAGCAGAATGCTATAGAATATTCCAAGCAGAATCACGATAATATTCGTACTTGCTAAACACAACAGAGCAGGAACGCTCTGAACAAATCCAAGCACAATTATCGTACTTGAATAAATAATCTGTCTTGCTTTCATAATTCTAATTTTATTGGTAATTGTTCCGTAGCCACACACGACAATTATCGTACTGGCTACGGATTTTTAGGCTCACATCTCATAGAATAATGTAAGCACACCATTCCGTAATGATCCGAATTCTACATGGCTCAGAATTTCCTGAGCGTCTGAAATAACTCTCTCTACCTCTCGCATGGAGAGACACTTGATTCTCAACTTACTCATAATTCTAAAAATTTGGTTATTCGTTCCCTACAAACGTAGGGAGATTTTAGCTAAAAATTGTTTTCCGCACGGAAATTGTCACAAAGTTCCCTCAATACTTCCGTACGATTTTTCAACATTCTGAGAGCTGCATCCGTCTTTCCTTTCTCCATAGCGGATATAATATTGTCCAAATCGAATACTGACGCAGCTGTTTTGTTGTAGAACTTGAATACTTTTTCTCTTTCCATAATTCTTATTTAAATGGTTCGTAATTGTAGGGCGGAGATTTCTCACCGCCCCGTTAGCCAGGATATGCATCTTTGCACCACGTTTTATCTTTATCGTCTTAACTACGTGGCTCACACCCTACAGATTTTATGCTTCTGCCAGCAGCTTGTTTGTTTCTGAGGAGATAAATCTCGCACGGATGACAAGCAACCGCTTTCAGTCAGCGTGGATAGTGTGCGCCTTGATACGCTGCAAATCGTGATTGCACACACAATTGATTCTCGGGTAACCAGCCCGACCGGACAATTCCAAACCGGTAGAATATGAATTATGATTTCTTTCTCTAAACTCTCATCTCGCTAGATGATACAAATTCCCTAGCCGTCGTGCCGTCTCATCTCATTCGACGCTCACGCCAGGAATTTTTGCGTATCTCTCGGATGGATGTCTCTGAGTAACACGTTACTCTCTCCCATCTCGGTGTGCCTCTCGCACTCTCGATTTGCCGAGATACTTCTCTTGAATTTTGGCAATTAGTCCCCTGAGGGAGAATAAATTCTCTCTCTCTCTGAGTTAAGCCCACACACCACGACAAGGTTTACCAATTGTGTGGGAAAAATAAGGATACGACGACCCGCACCGCACGGAATTTGTACGGTGTAAATTTCCCACTGGCTAACTACATATTAGATAGTCAGTGGGAGAAAGTAGTGGTAATAGATAGGTAGCTTTTACACTACCTATCTATTTTGTTTACTTACTTTTTTGCGCTGCAAGTAATTTCGCTTGTAATTCTGCAATCTGTTTTTGTAGGTCTGTTATGCTTTCGCTCTTCTTCTTTGCTACCTTTGCACCGCTTGAAAATGCTTGGTGCAAAGAACACAATTTGCTCCCTAAACGCTGCAAACTGTCTATTATTGTGTTTTGGACGTCTTTATTGTTGTTATCAAACCACGCAAAGAAATTAGGCACATTATGCTTGCGCGAAAACTCTATAACAGAAGAGCGTACGCACTCAGTTTGCAAATTGCAGTAACTTCTATCAGAAAGCACGTAATTTGTTGCTAACTTGTTGTACTTTGCACGTGCTTTTTCTAATTCTTTCTTTGCGCTTACCACTTCATTATCTTTGCACTCGCTTAATAACTTCTTTCTATAGTTATTAAGTGTTTCGAGACTTTGCGCCAAAATCTCACTTTCTTTGCACTCGTTTACATAAACGGATACTTTAGTGTTCGTATGGTCGTAACCTTGAGCACCTTTCATTTCTAAATCTTTCATATATAGATATGTTTTAAATGTAACCGTACACTTTACCCCGTACGGATTAGGGTTGTGTGCTTACGTTTTCCACCTCGTAAGCGAGTAGGACACGTATCGTGTTGCCTTACGTCAACGGGTAAAGTGTCCGTTGCTACCTATCTACTCGTATTAGCCCGTTTGTAGTATTGGCTTGTACTTATATATAAGCAAACCACGTGCCATACACCCAGTTTGATATTGAAAATGTTTTACATTTAACAATCGTCTAACTTATTGAATATCAGCGAGTTATACGTTTTGTAACAATTTCAGTTATGGCAGTATATGTTAAATGTTTAATTATTTTAACACTTATGACATGGTGTCACATGGTTAACTATCTGAAAATCAATAACTTACAAAAATAGCATGGCACAAAATGTTAATATTTTAACATAATAGTAAAGCGTTATTACAATCTCGTAAGTATTTGATATTCAGATAGTTACAACTGACAGAGTGGCGGTTAAATATATATAATTTTAACTAAATATGTAAGGATAATTTATTTTATGGTTAAATTGTATTTAATATGTTAAATGTAATAATGTAAGAAATAATTACGTCAAGCATTATGTAAAGAAAATAGACTAAAAGAAATGAATAAATATGTAAAAAAGAGAAATAAAATACGGGTGTAACTGGTTGATAATCAAGTGGTTACAAAAAAGCATAAACCAAAATTGTCAAAATATTTCAAAACGAAAAAATATGCAAATTTTTGGTAGTTTATATAGTGTAAACTAACATATTTTGTAAGAAAATAAGATAATAGACAGGGGCACCCCCTTTGTGACAGCCTGACGTGGGCAGTAGTCACCTCATCTAAAAATTTTTTCTTCCGATTTTTTCTTCTTTTGTAAAATAAACTTACTTCACTCAAAGAATGAATATTTATTCAACTCCTTTTTCCGGTCTGTTTTTAATATAACGTTTAGATTTCGAAATTATTGTCTTGGCCTCAAAAATGTGTATATCTATCCTGAATTTGGTAGCACGTTAATAATGTATAAAAATACCCTATATATAAAGGTTTGTGCATATATATACTGATATTTTTACTATATTTGTAATATCAATCTTGATGATGTCCTGTATTGTTAGGTCGTTTCGAGATATACATTTATTGCGCAAATCCCAGTGTTTATCGGGGTTTATCCGCAACCGAAAGCTTTAAAAAATGAACATTTAGATACATATATATGGAAAATGGTTTAGCGATAGATACTTTGCATGGTCGGTTGATCGAATTATCAAGGTCTCCCAAGTACGGCTTTGACAGGTTCAGATGTGACTGGGGAAGGACTAATTCTGAGAAATATAATGGTCTCAAGATAGATTTCAGCAGATCCATCAGGAGTCTTGCAAGGGACACTCCTGTAAAGTACTACGAGAAGGACGGTCATTATTATATGTTCAACGGAAGGATATACGAACCTGTTCCCAACATTGTTCTTGAACAGGCTTACCAGATGCTGCTTTCGGATTTGTACATTGCTCCCGTTGCATTCCAGGCAAGCATTAGGAACGACTGTTTCATGAAGGTCATCCAGAGTTTCAACATTCTGCGACCTACCTTTGATATTGTAGCATTCAACAACGGTGTCGTCGATTTCGGTATAGGCGGAAACGCAAAACCTGTTGTCATGCCTTTCTCTCCGGAGTATCATGTGACATACTACCACCCTTACGATTTCAATCCGAATGCCAAGTGTAACAGATGGATGAACTTCCTGCATGAGGTTCTTCCTGACAAGACGTCAAGGACTATACTCCAGATGTTCCTCGGTCTCGGTCTTACCCAGAGAGGTGCTGCGTACAACTACAATAACGATGCCCACTATTCCAAGATAGAGCTTTGCCTACTTCTTATAGGAAGCGGAGCAAACGGTAAGAGTGTCGTGTTCGATGTTGCATGTAACCTGTTCGGTCCCGAGAAAATCAGCAAGATGGATTATGCCGAGCTTACTGCTGACGGAGACGAGGGAATGAGGGGAAGGTATCCTATAAGGAATGCCATCTTCAACTGGTCGTCTGATTCCGACCCGAAGAAGTTCGGAAGAAAGAATACCGGTATGTTCAAGAGACTTGTGAGTGGTGAGCCTGTTCCCGTGAGAGGATTACAGAAGAACGTGTCGGACATCAACTCTATTCCCTACCTCATCTTCAACCTCAACGACCTCCCTCTCTCCGATGATGCTTCACTCGGTTTCGTGAGAAGATTACAATACGTGAGCTTTGATGTCACCATTCCAAAGGAAAGGCAGGACCCGGACCTGGCGATGAAGATTATCAAGGAGGAACTGAGTGGCGTGTTCAACTGGGTTTACAGGGGAGCGCAGGAACTCAGGAAGAGGAAGTACATGTTCCCTGCGGCAGAGGGAAGCAAGAGACAGCTCCTCATATCTCTCCTCGGAAGCCAGCCTGTCGTAGCATGGGTTCGTGCTTACGGAATGAGGTCCTATGCTGCTGCGAAGGGTGAGATTTTCCTTTGGCTCGGAGCGCAGAAGCTCTACGATAACTTCGTGAGGTTCTGTAAGGACAACGACCTCTCTGATGAGGATATTCCTACGGTACAGAAATTCGGAAGGGTCATGTGGGGAGCAACCCTGGGATTTGAGAAGAAGAAGGCCAAGCAGGGAATCGTCTATAAGGTGTTCGGTGTTACTGAGCCTGACTTCAAGAACCAGATACTCATCTCTGAAATGAGGAGTGAAGAGGAACATTCAGACGGATTCATTCAGCCTGATGATTAAAATAACACTGGTGGTCTTTGTGCAAGGCGGTGGGACGTATCTTCGGATATAAGTCCGGGCAGACAGGAGGTTCGAGTCCCTTCCACGGTCGGCTTCTGGCCACCATTAAAATTGATTTCTATGATAGACAAGGAATATATCAAGGGGATTATCTCCCATATCACGGATGTTAAGACCGAGAAGAATATGGTTCCTGCCACCGCTTCAATGCAGGAGATTATGATTGCTATCCGCGAGGATGCACTGGAGTGCATGAGAACCATGTGTAACGAGAGGGAGATTGCAGTGAACAGGACGTTGAACAGTGTTTCATTTAAATGTTTGTAGCTTATGGACAAAGAAATTATATATTGCATACCAGATGCCGTCTTGGATGGTGAAAGAATCCGCGGCTATATTCGTAATGTTGTGTACAAATCGTTCGAGTCTGGTATCAAGATGTCGTCTTGCCGATACAAGAATCACAGCATAACGCTTGACGTGAGCTTCGAACCGGAAGGTGGTTTTGACAAGATGATGCTTGAAATTCTCTACGGCGACAGAATTAGGAAAACCATTGAACGCCTTAATTATGAATGGCTGAAGAAGATGTGGAAGGCTTCCGATGACGATTTTCAAGTATTCTGGTTTGAACAGATACGCAAAAAGTTTGAGGAGCATGAGGATCAAAATTGATTTAGGTGACAGGTATGAGAAGACATCACAATCCGAACAAGGTTCCTCCGTTCAAACCGGACCCGGAACATTGGACCAGGAAGGTTCATTCATGGAAGGCGAAGGTGGCATACGAAACGGAGGATGTAGCCTGGGAGTTCCTGAACCAGAATCCGAAGTTAAAGGCACTCGGCTGGAATCCTTACTTATGCAAGGTCTGTTCGAAGTGGCATATTGGTAAATTACATAAACAATGAGCTTATGAAAGGTAGATACTCTTGGAAATATAAAAAAAGAATCAGGTCTATGTATGACATCATTGAGGAAGGCCTTTTATTCTTTCTTATTGACGAGGTTATATCGGTAGATTCCGGATGCTTTCTTCATGAATTTAAGAATAAATGGTGGAAGACATTGGATGATACTCCAACGCCGTTTTTGGTAGAGATAAAGGATCAGGATGCGATACTGAGGCCATTCAATACCCAGATAAGTAAATCGGAAGGCTTTCGGGATGATGGAGCTATCGTTATTCCTGCAAGAGATTTCCTTTTTAAAACTAACTTAGCTTGTGGTAATATTTTAAAAAATAAATAGTTGAGATATGGAAATTAGAGTTAACGTTTTAGGAATGGTCGCATACAAAGAAAGCGAAAGTAGGGAGGATGCAGAAAAAGCCGAACTATATCCATTTGGAGAAGGAGTGTATGCGGTAATGGATGGAGAAAATTTCGTTGCGTTAAGAGTCGTATCTGGCAAAAAACACAGCGATGAAAAAGGTGATTATTACGCATTCGTAGATAATTACTGGGGGAACGTAAAAATCTCAAGCTCTGCAACTATTATAGAGCACGAAGAAAGGTTGAAGGATTATATAGACAAGCGTTTCGATCGTCTTGATGCTATTGTTGAAAAAGCCAACGATGGTATCAGTAGTGTAAATGATGAACTTAATTGCTTTATAAGTAATTCTCAGGATGATTTTTGCTCTATTGAGAAATCTCTTGAAAGAATAGAGAAAGATGGTGTTGGTAGTGGAAAAGGTATCAGCGAAAAGACATTATTGTCTGCTATCGAGATTGTATCAAAACAGAAATAGTTGAGAATATGAAGAAGAAGGGATATTACGAATACAACAGCGGGATTTACCCAAGGAGGTTGTGGGTAATGTACGACACAAGTGAGGACGAGATTGACAAATGCTTTACAGACTTGGAGGAGAAGCCTCTTGTTCACAACTCCACCCCTATGAAAGAAGGTAATTATGGAGGCATGGTGTACGATGAATGTATGTGCAAGGCTGGTAACTACATAGGGAACCTTGTAGTCTTCCCAAAGAAGAAAGACATGACTATGAGAAATGTCAGTCATGAGGCATTTCATGTTCTGTCGTCAATGAATGACGCCTGTGACCTTGAAAGGTTCAGGGGTGCCTACAATGAACATCAGGCATACCTTATGGGTTGGATATGTGATTGTATCAACAAGGCTCGTCTGGGCATTGGAGATTTCGTTGAAATTAAAGATAAGGAGGAATATATTAAGGTTGGGCTGAAGTTTTTTATCACACGCAGCGATTGCTTAAAATGTAACTTTGACCCTGTATGTGTTATCGGCGATAACAGTCGTATTCTATTTAGCGTAGATAGAAAAGACGATCATACATGGCTATGCATATCTGACCGTTTTGATGACGGTAAGCTTTTCGCTAATTTTGATACAGAAAGTATAATGAAGTTTGGTGAAAAGTTCTATACAAAAACGGAAGTTGAAGAAGAATGCAGAAAAGAGAATTCGGAACAAGTGTCTCATCCATCCCATTATGCGTGGTTGAGGGATTTGTGCGGTGTTGAGCCTTTGGATATTTGCAGACATCTTGACTTCAATACAGGGAACGCTATAAAGTATCTCCTGCTCAAGGATAAGATGGATGGCAACAAGACCAAGACCGAGAAGCGCATCGAGGACTTGCGTAAGGCTGTGTTTTACATCCAGGACGAGATAAAATTATTGGAACATGGAACAGACTAATTACACTTGCAAGGACTGCTTCTTCTTTGACAACGGGGTGTGGGAGTGTAAAGAAGAACGCTTCGGGAGAGACGTTTCGGAAGATGATGATGCTTGCACAGATTTCGAGTATAAGGAAATAAAAGTTGAACTTTAAAATATTGTTATCATGGCATTACCATTTGGAAAGACTATCAAGACAAGACACTTCACTGTACTGAAGTTCAGTAAGAGCTTGTCAAAGAAAGAAGTTGCTTCACTCAGAGAGGATATTCCTGCTGAGATTAAGAAGCATTTACAGAGAGGCTCGCTGCCTTTCATTAAGATTTCTGACATCGCTGGTACATGGGGCGTTGAATTCTCTATCGGAACATCCATGTACGCTGCACTCGATGAATGTGTTCCTGTGGCTGTAGGAGACCATTATGAGTTCTCCAAGGATAATGGAAACATCATCGAGGCATTTGCCCAGCTTATGTATGTGGATACATCGTTGCCTGGCGATGCAGAATACACGGCAGGTAAGTTGAAGCTCCGTGACGAATACATTGCTCGTGAGGCTGCAAGAAGAAACTCTGCTGCCGACGAGGGTAAGACAGAAGAGCAGCTTCGCAAGGAGAGCGATGATGCCGTACAGGAAGTCATCGACCGCGATAAGCACGCCGAGACTATTCTTGAGATGGCAGAGCAAATTAAGAAGGAAGGAGGTCAGCATGAGTGATAAATTGCTTGAGGTCGTTCAGGACCACACTTCTTTAGTACAGGCACTCCGGTTTATTTTGGAGGCCGCAGAGACAAAGAAACTGCCACCATACGCTACTCTTCCTACATTTAACGATTCTATTCTTGATGATCAGGTCAGAATTGCGCTTGAGTCCATCACTGGAGACAAATATCCTACCGGAGTTTTTTGGACATAAAAAGTGAGGGATGGCGTCTGTAAAGATACCATCCCTTTAAACCAATTTTAGAATTATGATTCACAGATAAGAATCCGAGAAACACATAATTGCTTGCAAAGGTACTTGCTTTTGTCGAGATTAAAGTAAAAGAAAAATACTTTAACACGAATTTAACTATTTCTTCTTCTTTTGGAAGTCTGCCTGACCGTTTTTAAAAAGAAGGCAGTCGGAACACGTTCTGGGATAAGCTACAGGCAAGTAGAACAACACAGTGTTATTTTCTGTATCTATCTCGTCCTGCTTAATCTTGTTATAGTCGGCGATGGACGCAACTATCTTGAGCCACTCAGGTGACCCATACTTGGCTTTTCGCTGAGCCAATACCAGGTCTTTAAGAATTTGTTCCTTGGAAGTAGCCTTAGCCAATTCCTCCTGGGTAAGTTCATCACTATTCTCGTTCTTCGCTTTCTTACCCTGCACCTCTGCGATTCTTGTCTGAACAGACTCCTGCGATTCGAGTATGTTCATTTCTCGTTCAAGCTCTCCTTTTGGCCAGTTGAATCCATAGCCTTGAAAGGCAATAGCCCAACTGTCACGCATAGACATTCCTGAACCGCGTAGGCTTGCGTAGATGTAATAGCGAGGGTCTTTCATCTTAAGAGCCTTCGCCTTCTTGTATGTATCGACGGATAATGTGTATCCTTTTGTTTCTTCAATCATAGTCTTATTTCTTTTTATTATCCTTGAATGCAAATAAAGTGTAACAACAACACGAAACGTGGAATGGAGGATATGGGTCTTTGAAAGAATGAAGACCTGCGTCGGCTTCATTTTGGCAGATTTCGCACGGATAACTGCTTCCTCTCTTGACGTAGAACCCGATAGCCTTGTTCTCCTGCCCATACTCCTGCTCTGCCTGTCCCCACGCCAAAGCTATCACCTGTGAAGCGTTTCTTACGATATTCTGATAGGCGTTCTTGTAGTATCCCTTTCCGTAAGAAGGAACATCGATGTTGATATCCTTTCTCTTCGCTTTGGTGATGACTGATGTGTGATATGGGTCTTTATAGCCTGTGCGGATGGAAGACAGGAGCTGCTGGTCTGAATATCCCATCAAGGTTCCTGCCTTGATCATCCTTACAATATCTTCAGCAAAGTTTCCGAGATAGACGGCGTTTCTTTCGGATGTCGTCTTTCCGTAGATGTCGCTGACGAGAAATGATTCTATATTCTCGCTGTCAATCCCGAGAATCTTGCACGAAGCCTTGGAGTAAGCAGAGATGTAGCTGTTGATACTCTCCTCTGCCTCAGCAGTAACATTCTTGGCGTAAGATAGCAGGGCTGACTCGTTTGTGAGCCTGCCCGCACCTCTGTATCGCTTACTTGCGGTAATTACCTTCTGTGTCGTTTTCCAGAGGATATCAGCAACATGGTCCTCGCAGTTTCGGATTGCCTGCAAGCGTTTTCTGCTGTAATCGACAGAACGTTTTAATTCATCCATAGGCTATTAATGGGTTTTGTTGAATTTTTTCCAATTATTCTCATTTGGCTGATTACCCCATTTGTCTGTATTTTTACCTTCGTCTGGTCTCCCTGCCTTTCTTCCGTTACCTGTACGAATGTTTCCATTGCCTCCGTTCTGAATCCTCGCAGTAGCTTCCTGCTCCTCGATTGCATTCTCTGTTTCGTTATCTGCACGCTGAATATCCATAAGAAGGTCTTGTTGATCCTCTTCTTTCTTTTCCTTCATTATACGCTCATACTCGGCTGTCTTAGGGAAGTCAGGACAGCGTTCGGAAGCCGTCTGCTTTGAAAGGAATCCGTTCTGAACCGCGGTTGCGATATTTGTAATTTGTTCAGTTTTGTTACTATGAACATACGGACTTATCCACGCGTTGATTGGAAGTCCCGACATCGTAGCGACGCAGTTTTCATCAGTACCGATACCGAACTGGCAGATACGGAGAATCTTATCCAGGAATGGCTGTAACTCCTGTGCATCGTTCATAGCAACCTCCAGCGCAGGAGAATAGAGAAGCTTGATGGCTACACCTGGGAGGTCACCGGACTTCAACTCAGGCGGCTTTACTGTGAATGACAGTTCGTAGATGAGGTCATACGACTTATTGAGCTGTGTGGCGAAAGCATCGGACGCATCCGTGCCATTCAAGAACTCAGCCTTGCCATTAGTGTCGGTAATCATGATGGTCTTCGCAGAGCCGGTCATATCGTCTCCGGTTATAGAGATATCCTCTCCATCGCCAGTGAGCGTAAGGATTGGGAAAGCGTATGCCTTATTGTTCTCGCAGAGATATGAGAATGCCTCCTCGTAGTCCTCGATGTTCTTCTGAACCATAAACCAGCAAGGTCCGTTGTCGTTTCGGGCGTAAGCTACCGGCACAAACTGGAAGCCGTGGTCCTTCTCTTCAATAAGGGTGTAGTCGTCAATTCCGAAAATCCTTGCAATCTTCGTCATTACCTCTTTCACCTTTCCTGACTTGACAGCCTTCTTGAAACGGTAGAACTTGCGGTTATCCCAAGCCTCGACATATTCGGTTTTCTCGTTGCCCTCATCGTCGTAGTCGTAGTACTTTCTGGCAAAGCACAGGAGATCGCCAGTGAGAGAATCGAAGTGAGGGTACAGGATGTCTCCTCGATCATAAGAGAGTGTTCGTGTGCAGAATTTCTTCTTTTCATCGAAGAAACCGACGATTGCACATTCTGCGACCTTTAGATATGCACTTACAGCTTCGAAGAATCGAATCTCCATATCGTGCATAAGCCAGCCCTTCTTGAATACATCGAGTGTCTTCTGATTCTCCTCTACCTTCTTCTCGTTTTCGTAGTCATCACCATCAGCAAGCTCGAACTGAACATCGTTGCCGGTCAAGTGAAGCAGATGCTTCGTATGGATGAGCTGTTGGAACGCAAAGGCCGTGCGCTGAATCTTTTGGCAGTACCACCTGTGATTCTCAGGGTTCAGCTTCCAGATGTCCGGGTATTCCGTCTCGTCCATTATTCTGTGTGCAGATGGATAGTACTCACGCAAGAAGTCTGCCTGCGTCTTGATGCGGCGATACATGGTGTCGTCTGGCATAGTCCCGTCGTAATAGTCAGGAACGACATCGCTTATAGTCGAGTGTTTCATGTACCCCGCAGGAGTAAGCTCGTAGAATGGCTTCCTTACGAGCAGCTCCCTTACATTATTTACCTTGATAGCCTCCATAATCCTTTTACCTTTTTATGTTTCTTTTTTGTTAAACTGAATATCATTACGTAGAACCAAGACTCAAAGAAGTCAGGCGAGTGCCCGACATATTTCTTGGCAATCTTCTTAGGTAATAGCTTGAATCCCCTATCATCGCTATTCTCGTCACGTCGTAGCATTTTTCTCTCCTTCTGTAAGATTTGCCTAAGAGGAACTTTACTAAATCCGTTCCCTGAGTATTTCCTTTCAAGGAGAGATGATTCTATGGATATTTTTCTATCCTTAATCATCTTGTAGAACAGCCATGCGCACTGGGATTTCAAGTCCTTGTAGAGGTATTTGATACCTTCTTCTTCTTGGTGGTTTTGAGCAATAGGTGCTGCCTGGTTATTGAATGGGATGGCATCCTTGAAGAATCCCTTGAAATACTGACCGATACCCTGCATATCGTAAGTGAAGTTGCATTCATGGACACCCCACTCTCTCAGCTTAGCCTCAACTACCGAAACGAGAGTCTTTGGGTCCAGCCTCAGCACAACCAAGTCCTTACAATGCCATCCTTCCCAAAGCCACATCACGAAGTTATCGCCGCCAGTGAACGCAATATCGGCAGAAGCTCTTCGTATTCCATCTCCTATCTGTTCTGCGTTGTTGTAGATTTCCTCAAGGTCTTCCATCTTGATCATGTCATCTCCGGCAGCTTTCCAGTTCCAGTTGGCTTCCAGGTCTCGCATACGCTGTTCCTCGTCCTGCTGGGCAAGATTGGCGAGATATGAAGCATCGGTGGAGATAAGTTTAATGTTCTCTGACACGTCTGCACGGATGAATGTCGCCGACTTGATGAACATTTCGAGCTTTGTGTATCCAAGTTCCTCGTAGCTGTCCTTCCAGAGGCTATCGATGATGCCCTTGCATTGCTCGTACACCTCTTCTCTGGTGTCGCCCCAGTAGATTGAATCAGGTGTATCGCCGTCCATGAAGCAGTATCGGATAACTCCGTCTCGCTCCGGTATGATGTATCCGTTCTCGTCAACCCACCAGTCAATGAACTTTCTTACCCATGATTCCGGGTCTGGGTTACAGGTAATCCAGAAGCGGTTTCGGATATGTGCTGCATTTCGGTTATTTGTCAAGAGGTATTTGAATTTCTTGTATGGGCACTGGGTACCCTCATCGATGCAGATGTATGCATATTGTCGTCCCTGAAATCGTGTTTTGAAATCCTGATAGGCTCCTGCGTAGTACGAAAACTTGAGCCATCCTCCGTTATCGAAGTTCCAGGTCATGTCATTTTGCGACTTATTGTAAGTTCCAAATTGGGAGAACAATTTATAAGAGTCTGTCACCAAGGACTGCAAGTCATCTTTTTCGTTACGAAGAATTGTTGCATGAAAATCTGGATTTTTGATATCCTTCAGAACTTCCATTAGGGATGAGAAGGACTTTGAGCCACCTCGCGAGCCGCCAACTGTCTTAATATCAGCGTCGATAGACAGCATACGTTCCTGACCGCCACGCTGAGCTATAATCTTCAGCTTGTCGGGATGCTTCTTGTCGGTATCTCTTAATGATTGGATATACTCTTGGGTGTAAATAGGCTCTCCGTTATCCAATTTTAATCCTGAAAATATATCTTTTTGCATAAAAATACAATTTATATTGCAAAAATATGAAAAAATATTTGGAAAATTGCATAAATATACGTATTTTTGTGTTACGAAATATATATTTATACACTTTTAAGATGGAGGAAACATTTTAAAAGTAACAATTTTAACAAAAACCGATATGACAAGAGAGGAACTCTTAGCATTAGTGAACAAGGAGGTTGACACCACCAAGTTCAAAGAACTTAGCCAAAAGACCATCAATGAGGAACTTGATGATGTTTTGGAAGACATCGGTGATAACGATAGTGTTGACAACAAGGTTATCACCAAGTTAGCAAACCGTCTGAAGCGCATCAACGGCAACTTGCACAAGAATATCTCTGACGAGGTAAAGAAGAGCAAGGAGGAAGCTGAACGCAAGAAGAAGGAAGAGGAAGAGGAGCGCAAGCGTAAGGAGGCTGACAAGGATGACGATCCTGATGACAAATATTCCAAGCTGCTTGAGAAACTCGAAGCTCTCGAAAAGGCTAACGCAGAAAGAGACAAGAAGGCTGCAAGGAAGGCAACCATCGAGTCCGTAAAGGCAGGTTTGAAGGATAAGTTCGACAAGGCAAACCTTGAAATGAAGAACTACTTCCTCAATGCTGCAATCGCAAAGCTGGAGATTCCGGACGAAGATGCAGACATCGACGACCTGGTTTCTAAGGCTGAGAAAATCTACACCGCAGAGTACAAGGAGGCTACCGGTGAAAACGGTATTCCTGCAAAAGGCAGTCGCACGTCTAGCGGAGGCACGTCCACAGATGATGACAAGTTTATGGAAGAAGTGGCCGAGCGTCGAAAGAAGAGATTCGGCGGTGGAGACAAGAAGTAATTTCAGGATAACAATTTTAAAAAGGTAAAAAGATTATGGACAACACTTCTATTTCCTACATGGAACAGATGGGTACTCGTGGTATGCTGAACCACGGTGCGACCATCATTCAGACAGAAGGTAAGGTCGGTGGAACCCGATACGTGTTCGCCGGCCTTGAGGCACTCATCAAGAATGCCTTCGTTCACCCGCCTATTGGTGGTAAGCTTGTCAACCCATTCAAGGGTCCGGCTAAGATTTATGCCGGTGACTTGATCGAACACGACCTTGGCTTCACAGCAGGCAATGATGGCCCTGGTGCTACCATCAAGATTCTGAAGGCTTACGGCGTGGCAAAGGCTACTGCTACGGCTACAGACACAGACATCTATATTGTTCGTAACGGCTTCGTTCACATTCCGTTCCCTGGAGACACCATCATGGTCGGTCAGAAGGACTTCAAGACAAAGGCAAAGGGTGTGACTGTTTCTGCCGTTGAGGCTACGACTGACGATACCGCAGGTGATGTTTGGAAGGTTACTCTTTCTGCTGCTCTCGGTGCGTTGAAGGTAGGTGACGTATTGGTTGAGGCTGCAAGTGCAGGCGAATCCGTATTGCCTATGGTAACTAACCCTAACTGCTTCGCTCCGAACGACAACGATTTCCCTTATTTCAATGCCGGCGGAGACAAGTATCATCAGCCTCGCAACAACAACAACTTCTGTATGTTGAATCCAGACTGCGTTATGTGGCTTGACCGTATGGGTCCTGTTCCTCCTGCCGTTAAGGCGATGAACAAGTCACTCTACCCAGAGTTCTGGCACATTTAACCTATTGTCTAACGTAAAAAGATTGATTCAGGATTATGGCAAAAATTGATATTGGTGTCGAACAGCTTGCGAAGTTCTTCACTGGTAAGGGCAACAACACTTACCTTCAGAAGTTCATCAATCGTGACGGCGTATTACGCTGTAACCACGGCTGGTATCTGACACAGGGTGACATTGATCCAGATCTCACCCCTACATCTAGCAATGGTGATGCAACCTTCAAGGTTCGCACACGTAAATTGAACCCTGCAACCTTGATGAACCTCCGTGCTCCTCTCGGCGAGGGCTATCAGAACGACCACGAGGGTATTGAGTGGTACACCGCTTCTATCCCAGACTTCGCTGCTGACGGCTTCCGTGAGACTGCGACAGAGCGTTACCACAAGATGAAGCTTCTACAGGATGAGTTCGGCAACGACGCTGACCTGGTTGATGCTTATCTCGACAAGGTACAGGTATTGTACGACTCACTCGACATGACTATGACCTACATGTCAGCCCAGTTGAGTTCGACCGGTTTCATCGACTACGACAAGATTGGTCGTGGTATCCAGGAGCCTCTGTATGACGCAAAGGTTCCAAAGGAGAACTTCAAAAAGGCGGGTAAGCTTGCGTGGAACGATGCAAATTGCGACTTGCTTGAGCAGATGCGTAAATTTGAGGAGGATTGGCGCAACAGCCATATTGAGTACCGCAGCATACCTCTCGTATGGCAGATGACCAAGAACGACTACAATAACGTGTTCTTGAAGAACAAGCAGATTGCCGAGTTGTACAAGAGCTGGGCGAACGCTAACTTTGTGGCAGTCTTGCAGAACTACGGTCCAAACAACGCAATGTTCCTGAAGTCTGTTGCTGACCTCAATGGTCTTTCTTCTATCGAGATTGTTGATGAGGTTGAGCACAATAAGCGCTTCGACGGTACGGTTACAGAGATTCATGGTTGGGCAGACGGGACAGTTGTTCTTCGTCCTGCTGGCAAGCCTTTGCGTTTCATGCGTAAGGAGATCCTTGACAAGCGTATCTTTGACACCCTTGGCAACAAGCTCATTGATGTGGCTTGGGCGCAGACCAACAGCAAGCTTGGCTTGCTGCGTAACATGATTACCGCAAACGGTCTATACCAGGAGTTCAAAACAGACTTGTTCCTCGCTTCTGTTCCAGCTTTGCTCGATTCTCCTTACCGTTGGATTATCGACATCACCCAGAAGGGTTAATTCTTCAACGTAACTAGATTGTATGACTATGGATTCGGAGATGAACATTTACACTGTGAACGACTACCTTATTAATAAGGTGAAGTTCGAGATACCGATGAAGGCTCTGTTGGGCATCATGCACGACAGGGAGCTTGAAAATGGCATCGACCTCGAAGCCTGCGACAAGGACAAGGTGAGACTTGCCTATGCCGACATGCTGAAATGGTTTGTTCTTGGCCCGAGCAAGGTGAACAACACCTCCGATTCCGATAACGGATGGACTCATTCGGGAGGTGGCTATGATATGTCGGACAACGACAGGAGCGAGATGAAGGCAGAGGCTAACGCTATCTATGCGGAGCTGGAGCCTGATTCGATGCTCAAAAAGAAGTCCACCTTCCGGGTGACCTCCCACGGAGTAAAGAGGGCGAATTATTCTCCTTGGGGAGAACCTCTCCCTCACATCATCAAATAAGGCGTATGGAAAAGGAATACATCAGAAACCCAAGATACCCTCACATCATCAAGATCGTGAGGAAGGTCGTCGGAAAAGCCGACCCTGATGACCCGTTTGCCGATGATGATGCTCCAGTTGGTGAAGACAAGGAAATCATTCTCTACTATGGCGAAGGCCGCAGTTACACAGATACCACTACAGAGGGAGACAAGAATGTCGACCAGAACAAGAGGAAGGCATCGATTCCTGTCAGATATGACGAATGGGATGCTGACAAATGTCCTCTTGATGGCGACACTATCTACTCCACTGTCGGCAACAACACCGAGGTAGGCATGGTTAAGGACTGCGAACCGGATAATAACAGGACTGTTGTGTATTGGAACTTAACGAGGGTTTAGGTTATGGCAAGTTTATCAGGTCAATTTGTAGATATCAGGAAGAAAATCCGTCAGATGGCTGTAGCCAAGATGCAGCAGAAGATGGAACGTGCAGCCGAGATGACAATGAAAGCCGCAGACAAATCTCGCGACTATGATGACGTAACCGGTAACCTTTATAAGTCTACCGCTATCGGTACGTACTATAACGGCTCGTTGCAGTCTATTCACTATGCGCCTGGCCCGGAGCCAACCAGGGTAACTCTTGCTGCCGGCGAACGATATAATCTTGACAGGTATTATCGCAGCTCATTCTCTTTCAAGGATAGCGGACGAAGACCTTACAAGGGAGAATACGGAGAAGGTGGTGAATATGGTCCAAACACTGCGTGGGATGAGCTTGTTTCCAAGGAGCACAACAAAGGAAAATACGATACTACGTGGCAGATGCGTCTTGTTGCCGGTGTGGATTACGCTAAGTTTGTCGAAGTGAAGAAAGGGCACGATGTGATCACCTCTCTTCGGGAATATCTGGTTAGATACTTTAAAACGATGTAAAATATGGTTAGTATTAAGACTCTATATTTCGATGTCGGTAATGCAATGAAGGGAATTTGCGACAAGCTTTTCTCCCGTAACCGACCAAAGGCAGTTGATGAAACGATCAACAGCTACATCGTGGTATACTTTCCATCTAGTATCTACAATAACGAGATGAACTCAAGTGGAGTTTACAATGATTTCACCACTATAGCTCAAATCGAATTGTATGTGCGCGATAAGACATCGGCAAGCAACCCGCACACACTTGATGTATCTAACGTTGACGAGAAAGTCCAGGAGATTATGGACAGATTTCCAATCTCCACAAAAAATCTCATTGTTTCCAATCCTCGTATAACACTACAGACAGACGACGGAGCAGGTTTTTCCGTGACGATCATACAGGGAAGGTTACGCACTAAATAAGATTCAGGTATAACAATTTAAAATATTTTAGATTATGGCTATGACAACTATTGACAAGATGAAGGACATTTTCAATGGTCCTAAAACTCTGCTCTACTCAAAGGCTATTACCGATTTGAGTAAGGCTACAGTTGACATCACTCCAGATGTTGAGCTCCCAGTTACTGTTGACTCTCTGAAGGCGACCATGGATGATCCAACCGTAAACCACTACAAGGTTATCGGTCTTGCTGGTGACTGGGCTACTACCGCAGAGCTCGGCGACTTCAACGTAGAGTTCGTTGTTCCTTCAAAGGCAAAAGACTTGCTGACCATTATGTTCGGTGAGGATGCAATCACTGAGTTGACCAAGGTTACCCTGAAGGGTACAGGTGACGCTACTCTCGACGCTACTACTGGCTTTACAGGTATCGCTGTTGAGCCTAAGAAGTTCAAGATCAAGGGTACTATCGTTATTGTTGACGACGAGAAGGAGAACCTTATGGTTATTACCAACATCGCTCTCTACGCTACCTTGCAGTGGGATAACTCTGGTACCGAGCCAGTTGCATTCAAGTTCTCCGGCTCTATCGAAGGTGCAGGTAAGCGCAGTATCGCTTGGCTTACTAAGGCTCCAGCTGCCGGTATTGGCGGTTAATCAAGTGTAGGCTTCTTTAGGTAATTAGATTCAGGATAACAAACCGTTGGGCGGCAGGCTTATGATAACAGCCGTGCCGCCCTTCTTCATTTAATAGCATACAATCATGGCAGAAGAAAAGAAAATAGAGCAGCCTTCGGTGGACTTACAGGAGTTACTCGACAGCGTACTGCACGACGAGCCTACCGAGTTCGTGTTCCGTGGAAAGAAGCACAAGCTCGGTTGGCTTCGCAAGGGAACCATGAGCAGGTGTTCTCATATCAGGGCTAAGGAGAAGAACGAATGGAAACGCAACGTCAAGATTTGCGTCTGCATTCTCCTCAACAACATCTGGAAGATTCGATTTCTATATTGGATCTACTGGCGCTGGCTCTACTACATCAAGGATGTGGATGTGGCCGAGGTTCTGAGAGTCCTCGATGTTTCTAAAAAAAAAATTCCATCGAACGCATTCTCTCTGGCTACCATATTAGCGACCGGGATGACCGAAGTGATGATGACGATGACGAGGAGCGAAGCAAAAGCTATCCAAGCAGAACCAGCTGGGGAGCAGCCTTCTCTTTAGCTGAGAAGTTCGGTTTCCTCTTTCAGCGTAAGTACTTCATTGCAGCCTACGACTACTGGTGGGGCTATTCATCGGCGCAGATTGACCTCATGGTTGCAGACCAGCCTCTTGTTGTCTATCCTAAGACCAAGAAGGAAGTCGGTCCGAAGAAGCATACCAAGAAGGAGATGGATGACCTCTACGACAGGTGGATGGAGAAAAAGAAGAAAGAAGGAAGCCTCATCGGTAAGAAGATAAGTCTTGCTGATTACTTAAACAATAAACTCTAATTTAAAAATATTCAGGATATGGCAGGTGGAAATATGGGAGACATCAGTTTCTCGCTCACTCTTAAATCGAGAATTGAAGAGGAAACCAAAAAGATTACCAAAGAATTAAACAAGATTGATGCTACTGGTAAGCAGGCACAGAATGCTTTGGAAGCAATATCCGAAGCAACAAAGGGTATTGGAGATAAGGGAGGTCGTGGTTTTGAAAAGCTAAACAACTTTGTTAAAGAATTACGTCGTAACATTGCCGTATTTTCAAGCGAAGATTTCTTTAGTCCGAAAAAACTCAAGCAGTTGGAGTCTGTCCAGGATGGGTTGTACAAAATAGGCAGCATACTCGGAGAGGTGTCTAAGAAAGGTGCTGGATTCAACATATTCCCTAACAGCGTTGCAACTGAGGCAAACAAGGCAAAAAGGGAGCTTTATAAGTTGTCTTCTTTTATCGCCGAGATTAATAAGCGACATGGTGAAGGAATACAGATATTTGGTGTTGATTCAACGAATAACATACGACAATCGTTGTCAGAGCTGTCTAAATACAGGACTGAATTAGAACAGATTAGAAATAACGGAGGTATTCATCCTATTACCGGACTCACAGCATCTGATGTCGTAAAGAGCGCAGGATTCCTTAATGCTAAAGATGAAGCAAAGGCTTATGCAAAAGAAATCAAGCAGGCTCTTAAAGAAGCAGATGCTGCAAAAAAAGCTTCCATAGAAGAGGAGAAGAAGAACGAGCAGATTGTTGAAAATATCCTCCAACGTAGAGCGCAAGAACGTCAGAGGGTAGCTGAAAAGGAAGCTGAGATTGAGCGTCAGCGACAGGAGCAAGCTAAGATTTCAGCACAGATTGCACAAGAGAACGCCAATAGTGAAATTAAGTGGAACGAACAGAAAGCTAAAGCTTTTTCGGAGGCACTGCAACGTCAAATGAAAGCTTCCGTAGAAGCGGAGAAGAAGAGACAGGTTTCGCTGTTCTCTAATGGTTTCGACACGACTATATTAGAGAAACGGATTGCGATGCTAAATCGCATGAAGGAGATTCAAGATAAGCTTGCTTATTACCACCCTAAGGCGCAATACGCTTTCTTAGATTACGAGAGCGGATTAAAATTCGGTAATGCGAATACTCCAGAGATGCGACATAAGGAGGATGAGTTGCAGCGTCTTCGTAATATCATAGCAGACTTAGAATCCGAGTTTAACAAACTCGGAGGCAACGAAGCGTTCAAGAACGTGGATAACCAAATTAAGAACCTTGAACAGACGATAGCTCGTTTAAAGGAATCTGGCGGATCACTAAACCTTGGAAAAATGCTCGGTTTAGAGAACAAATCGACTGACGAGTTCAGAATAGCCAAGGAAGCGGCTATGGCAACCGAGGCTCATGTTAAGAGACAGAATGAGCTTACTGCCGCATTCGAGAAATACTTTAACGTACAAAAGCAGGTTGAAGATGCAGAAAAACGTCTTGCCGAGGCTACAGCGAGAACCAACCAAGCTCGTCGAGAAGCGATTGCGGCATCTCGTCAACAAGCAGAGTCTCTTGTTCGTGATAGAGTCAAGGAACTCGAAGCACAAAGACAGCAGCTCCAAGGTTTATTTGGAAGTGGAAAGAATGTGTTAAGTACGCAAGAGTTAATACAACTCCAACAGGCATTCTCGCAAATTACGCAAGAGCTTAATACATTGCGCAGTGCGATGAATAATCTTGGTAGTTATTCTATCAAAGATTTATTCTCTATAGGCAGAGGAACAAGCGAATATACTCCACTGATAAACAGTATGCGAACTGTAATTGATCAAAAACAGGAAGCGATAAACCTTGAGCGAAAACATCAAGAAGAGATAACGAGAACGGCTGCAAAAGCACGGAACGATCTTGCAGCAGCATTCGCCGGAGCAAACGCTGAAGCGAAGAAGATGCAATCCATAGTCGGAGACATCAAATCTCTCTTCTTGCAGGGAGGTATTGTCTTTGGCGCACAGCAATTCTTTAATTCAATCGTACAGACCGGTGGTGAGATTGTTCAACAGCATGTTGCGTTACGCTCCATCCTTGGTGATGTACAGAAGGCTGACGAGCTGTTCGCTCAGACACAGCAGCTTGCGTTGCAGTCTCCATTCAAGTTTGGAGAGCTGAACCGAGATGTAAAGCAGCTGGCTGCATTCGGAGTCGAAGCAAACGACTTGTACGATACAACTAAGCGACTTGCGGATATAGCATCTGGTCTTGGCGTGGACTTCGGCCGATTGGGTCTTGCGTTCGGTCAGGTTAAGGCTCGCTCTTGGCTCGATGGTAAGGAGTTACGCCAGTTTGCTTACGCAGGACTCCCACTCTTGCAGAAGATAACGGAATTATATAATTCTGAAGGAAAGAACGGGCGCAAGAATTATACCCAGGCAGATGTCAAGAAGATGATTTCTGGAAGACAGGTAAGCTTCGAGGATGTTCAGAAGGTACTGTGGAAGATGACAGACGAGGGCGGCCAGTTCTACAACATGCAGCTCGTATTGTCAGAAACATTGCTTGGCCGTTGGAATAAGTTGATCGACGCATGGGATATTATGCTCGGTAAATTTGCAGAAGGAAAGAATGTCATAGGCGGTACGTTCTCGTTTATTATCAACAGAGTAACAGACTTAGTATTAGCTCTTGATAAACTATCCCCTGCAATGTTATCTTTCGGAGCTATATTTGCTGCAAGGAAACTCGGACTGATGGCTTCCGGTAAGCTCGGGTTAGGCTCAATAAACAAGAACTACACTCAGCAGATGAACGCTCAGCTGAGGACTTACGCTATCGAACAGCAGCAACTTGTTACCGAAGGCAAGATCACCCAACAGAAGGCATTGCAGAATGTTCAAGCAAGAGCATACTTGTTGTCTGACACTACTTCGAGAGCAAACGCGATGTCTCGTCTTGCGCTTGAAGGCAAGATGTCTGTACTTCAGATGCAGAAAGCTGTCAAGGAAGGTCTTGTTACAAAAGAACTTATCAGACAGCTTGCCGTGATGGGGCAGATTACAGCAAGACAGGAGCAGATTATACTCGGAGGGACACGATTTGCTGCCGTAATGAATATGGGTATCTCTAAGATAGGTGGAGGAATTAAGTCTCTCTTTACGATGCTTGGCGGATGGTGGGGACTTGCTATCGGGGCAGCTGTTCAGATATTCTCCAGCTATAGCAGTGATATGGATAGAATTTCCGAGAATGCGAAGGGATTCAGGGATTCTGCATACAACAAGAAGAAGAGCTACGAGGATGAGCTCGCAAATGAGAAGCCTGTAAACAGCGCGGACTTACAACAGCGAGTAAACTCGATGAAAGAGCTCCTTCGAAATAGTGGAGATTACACACAGACAATAGAAGATCAGATTGCAAGGGCGAAGAATCTTAACGAGCAGTATGATATTCTTAATAAGGGAATAGTTGCCGCTCGTGATAACTCGCAGCAGGAAGCAAACGACTCGGATGTAATTGCTGGAGCACTTGGAGCTTCAGGCGGTTGGGGCTCCGGTAACCCTTTTGCAGACACAATAGAGGATGCCGTTGAAGACCTCAATGAGGCTGTTGTCAAGTACCAGACACTTTTATCTGGACTCGACGAAGAAACAAAGTCAAGAATGGATAGCGTTGCTAATCAGTTCTTGAAGCCAGAGGAAAGAGCCATGTCTCTCGACGAGAAGGTTCGTATTCTCGCAGAAAGAGGAGGTGCAAACTGGGATTCTTTCGTTTTGAAGTCAAGTAACGGAAGCAATGATATTGCAAACAGCATTTATAAAATAGGAATAAGGGCTAACAAGGTTAGTGATCAGATAAATGATATCGCCAAGAAAAATATTCCTAGAATAATTAGCTTCCTTAAGAATTCATTTAATCTGTTCGGTGCAGATTTTTCGAAGTGGTGCAACAGGAATTCTACACGCTTTGCGAGCATGATAGAAAGAATGCTCGATGCGTGCAAGGTGAATGTTCCTCAGATTCGGGAATATTTGAAATCTATCTTCTATCAGGAGGCAGGAGTAAAGTTGCCAAAGAAAGCTGGTGGTGGCAAGACGGTAAAGCCAAAGACACCTATGCAACAACGAGTGCGCAGAAATCTGTCAAAGAAAGGAAAGAGCAAAGCGAAGGTAGAATCACAGGCGGCTATGCTTGACTCTTACCTCGACGAAACTTCCGACTACAATACGGATAACAACCTGCAAACAGAGTTGCAGAACAGGTACAACGAGTATAAGAACCGCGAGAATAAGTTCAAGCGCGGTAAAATATCTAAGGCTCTTCGAGATGAGGCTTGGGAAAGCTACAACAGCTTGAATCAGGCGGCATGGGAAGGTCTCGGCTATAAATTCTATCCGCAAGACAAAAAGTCAAACAAAATTCCGAAAGGAAAGAAGAATACTCATGTCAATCAGGAGGACAAAGAGCTTGAAACTTTAAGGAAGCGTATCGACCTTTACAAAAAATTCTATTCTGAACTTGAAAAGTACAGAAAGATTTATGGAGATGAAGGAGCTATGATACAGATGAGGAACGACAAAGAGTTCAAGAATTCTGTATTATCATGGAAGCTTTCTGACCCAGGGACCTACGGGTCTTCTATCAGAGAACTTATGAATCGTTTGCCATCATCAACCCAGAAAAGAAGGGAATACAAGGAGAGTCAACAGGCCGACATTCATGCCAAGAACAGAAGTATCGAGGAAGAGCGCATAAGGGAAACCAATAATATGTTGTCAAAGCGGCTCAATATTATCTCAGAACAGTACAAAACTTACAAGAAAATATATGAGCTGACAGGTAATAGCAAGGGCGCTTCTATGCTTGCTTTTGGCTATGTGCAATCTGGAACATATCAGGACTACCTGAAAGAGCAGATGAAGTGGGCGGTCAAAGAACATAATGAAAGAACAGGGCAAAGCCTCAGTGCTGACGATGTTCTTAAAATGAACGAAAGCGACTTTAATAAGCATATCGGTAGCGAAAGTGAGAATGCCTCTGTTATTTACAAGGAGTGGGTGGAAGAAACTGCCCGTATCAAGCAAGAGACCATCGACCTTCTGGCTAACCTTGTCGAAAAGAATGCCACTATCGACCAACAGATAGAGGATGAAAACCGCAAATACGAGAGGCAGCTTGAACTCATTAAGGGTATCAAAGATGCCGGTATGCGTGATAGAGCAACAGAAGGTGCGGAAAAGACGCATAACGAAAATCTTGCTAAGCTTGAGTTTGAAAAGTTCAAGCAGGAATCTGATTGGGTTACTATCTTTGATGACCTTGACAGGGTGTCTTCTTCAACCATTAACTCTATGATTGAGAAGATAGACAAGTTCTCGAAGACGGCAGGACTGTCAGTGGAGGTAGTTAAACAGCTGAGAAGTGCCCTGGATAAACTGAACAGCGAGTCGATTGAGAGAAATCCTTTCTCGGCCATATTCAACAGCACTCAGAGAGGAAACGCAATCGGTCATTATCTGAGGGGTAATCTCGGTAATCAGTATATGAGCGGAAACGCCTATGTGCTTACAGAAGAGCAGGCGAAAAAGACGGGCCTAAAGGCAGGGCAGAAGTACACGAAATCCGAGCTTGAAAACGAGCAAAAAGGCGCATACAATAATTTTCAGAAAGGACTGGAAGGATTATCGAAAAAGATGAAAGCCTTGCAGGACTGCCTGAGTCCGGTTGTGGATTTATTCGCTGCGCTTGGTGAGGAAGATACGATTCTCGGCCAGGCTTCAAGTGTAGCAAACGGTGCTCTCGGAGCAGCAGCGCAGGTATCTGGAGGCTTGAATGCTCTTGGTCTTGGAAATCTTGGTCCTTATGGAGCAGCAGCCGGTGCGGCGTTGAGTATGGTTACATCTTTATTTGCCATGCACGACAAGGCCCTACAAAAGGAAATTGAAGCTTCAGAAGCGCGCCAGAAGGAACTTGACAACATGACCAAGAATGTCAAGAGTATCATTGAAGATACACTTGGTGGAATTTACTCGTACAAGGTAAGTGAGGATACTAAGAATACTCTTAACAAGGTTACTTCTGACTACGAGCGTTCTGCTGCCTGGAAAAAATCAAAGACAGGAAAGAGCTTCCCGTTCCTTTTTAGTAGTGTTTATTCGAGTGATACCTACGAGGCGGCAAAGGAAGCCCAATCCAAACCGGGCAGCGCATACCACGCAGAGCTCGCTTCATTAAAAGCTCAGAAGGACGAGTTGCAAAGCCAACGAAATTCTGAAAACGAGAAGAAAAAGAAGGATAATTCAAAGATTGCCGACTACGATCAGCAGATTAAAGAAATGGAACTTCAGATCGATTCCTTTGCGAAGGACTTCCTAAAGGATATATATTCTATTGACTTTAAGAGCTGGGCGAGTGAGCTTACAGATGCAGTAGTAGGTGCCTGGGAGAAAGGAGAGGATGCTGTTGAGGCTTACAAGGAGAAGGTCAAAGATATGGTTAAGGATGTGACAAAGAACATCGTTACACAGAAAATCATGGAGGCTGCTCTTCAAGAGCCGCTTAATTATCTTACTAAGACCCTAAAGGACAAAGGAAAGCTCGATGAAACCGATATGAACCAGCTGGCTGATCTGTTATATAAAGCTGGCGATGAGGTTGTTCCGCAGATTACGGGCATCTTTGAGGCTCTCAAGAAAAGAGGCTTGGATCTCAGGGATAACGGCAGTAGTTCTTCTACCAAGAATTCAATACAGAGTATTACCGAGGAAACAGCTGATATTCTTGCATCCTACCTCAATGCGGTCCGACTTGATGTTTCTGTGATTAGGGAAATGCAGGGTAAGTTCATTCCAGAGATGAGCGAGATTGCAAAATCTCAGCTCACGCAGCTTAACCTTATTGCCCAAAACACCTTGCGCAATGCAGATGCAGCAGAGAGAATCGAGAAAATTTTCATTGAGTATAACGATAACTTCAACAGAGTTATCAATGGTACGAAATCTTTAAAAATGAAATAATTATGTTTGAAAAAAGAAATTTATCAGACAGAATGAAGAACGAGGCGGTTTCACTGGGTCTTTGCGCTCAGTGGACCGCCGAGTGGCGCGACAACTCATCCAAGCACGAGATGGTTGAGAAGTTTGTAAAGGGTATCGACTTCTGTATCGGAAGAAACTGGCCTTCGACCAAGGATATGAAGAAGTACTTTGGTGATGTCATTCACGACCATGGTGTGTATGTTGACGAAAACGTTGACTTGCAAAATCCGAAGGTTACCATCCTCAATGGAGAGTGCGTAGCAAATATCAGCTATGACTGGATGGATAGTGGTGAGATATACGTAAGACACAACTCTTCGCTTTACCTTAAAGTTAAGGGATTCTCTCGGGTGTTTGTTAACCTGTTAGATGGTGCAGAGCTTCATATTGAATGTGAAGATACCGCAAAGTGCTTTGTCTATCAATACGGAGGAACTGTAAAAAAAGCTACCGGACCAGTCAATATCAGGGATAGACACGACTTTAAGTTTAATTAATGCATATTTATGCGTGTATTTCTTGCATATTTATTCTATTTTCCGTATATTTGCAATTATAAAAAGTTGTTTTTAGGTATGAAGGATTATTTCAGGATATACATGCAGAAGGAGGGCGATGGGAATGAAGTAAAGGATTCCATCGCCGCCTTTGGCATGTATGTTAGCGAAAACCCGTTTAAGCCATGCGATGCCGTCAAAGAACCTTCAAAAAGAGAGTGGAATGACGAACATGGGGACGATGAGTATATCGGACCAGAAGGTCTCTATATGGCGTCGTATGAAACTGATATAAAGTTTCTGTTCAAGGGAGACGCTTTTGGTGCAACAGATAAGTGCAAGGCTTTCTTAGACTACCTCAGAAAGTCAGGAATGATGAAAATGTACTGCGAGTTCAATAAAATCGGAAGACAGCATGTAAGGCTAAAGAGCATATCTCCTACTCTGTACAGAGAACCTGGCAATGAGGATTTGCTTGTTCTTTCGATTAAGTTCAAGGTTAATGATCCTGTCACGGATATCAATCCGCTCAGAGATGCGTCGGGTAATGTTACAAATTTAATATAGCGATTATGGGCGTTTGGAAAATATATCATAAAGACGGCACCATACTTAAGGATGCCAGCGGAAACAATATAGACATCCGAAGTCTCGAATATTCGGATGCGTGGATGGGTGAATGTTATCTTACAGTTACGTTCAGGCATGAAACTCCTATTGTTTTTATGATGGGAGACTATATCATTTACAGGAATGAAAAGTTCGTTCTTAATTACGAACCCGGGAAAGACAAGAAAGCAAGAATTAATACCTGCGGGGACGGATTTGTCTATGACAGCGTGAAATTCAATTCTCTCCAGAATGAGCTTTCTGATGCGGAATTTCTCGATGTCGTTTTGAACGACAACGAACTCCATTATACTGCCCTGCCAAAATTCCAGTTCTATGTAGAAACTCTTGATGATTTGCTTGACAGAATACAGGCAAACCTTAAAGAGCAGATTGGAGTTGGGAAATGGAAAATTTTCTCTCGTAACAAGGACAGATCCGAGCAAAGAGGATGTACTGCCGAGGAATGGAATAAGGCTTATGGAGATGAAACGGGCAATAATGTTATTGATTCGACGTCTATAACGGCTGATACAATGACGTGCTGGGAAGCTCTTGCTCTTGTTAATAGTAAGTGGAATATCAACTTCATCGTAAGAGGAAGAAATGTCTATGTTGGTACAGCCGGTGTTACGACAGAACACATGTTTGAGTACGGCCGTGGCAACGGACTTTACGAGATTGAGCAGAACGCAGATTCAGATCAGAAGGTTATCACGAGACTCAGGGCTTATGGCTCAGAGAAGAACCTTCCTTCTCACTATTATGCGGACCTCGGCGTCAAGTATGTGGCGAATATCACAAAGGTGGTTAATGCAACAACATACGTGGATTTCGACCTTGATATTGATTACATTGAGACATATTTCAAGAATCCGAGAAAGTATATTGTTTCTGGAGAAACTGGTGAGCAGTCTTCCGGTTGGGTACTTAAGGTTACATTTGATTTCAAGACAGAGATTACCGGTTATGTAACACAGAAATACAATACCAATAAGTGTAGATTCTATTCGGAATTCAAGGGAACCCAGGTAGATAGCGGAGATGAGGAGTCAAAGGAAAAACTTGAAGCATTCATTGCGCAGGTTAAGGCTGGAAACACGAAAATGTATATCACGTCTGGTCTCAACAAGAAGGTCATTCCGTCATCCATGAAGGAGTATGCAGAGAATCTCCCGAACAATATGTCCATCAACAGACTTATGTTGCCAGGTTTTCCACATGTGTCTCTGAGCGACTTCTATGATTCGCTAACGGATGAGGAGAAGAAGTACGTGAACCCTACCGGGAAGCAACACAAATTCTCTACTGATCCACATAGGCCATACATCGATTCTGTGAACATCGAGCAGATTGGCCTCCGTTCGGCATCACAGTTCTTTGACACAGACGATAAGGCGAATGGAGTTATTGAAATCTACCCAACCATCGAGGAGATGGAAATCGGTGGTGTGCGTGTTGATGAGATTGATGAGGGTGTTGCTCCTGATGATGATGGCAGATTCAATGATAACGAAAATGTCAAGAACGTTGACATCTATCTCAGTAAAGCTGTCAATTTCGATATTAACGACTTGAAGGACGATGATTTCTCAATCTCCATGAAAGATGGTATGTGTGGCGGTCGTACATTCAAGGTAGCATCCTCAACCAAGGTTGATGGGAGATGGAGGCTCACTATCGAGAGAATCAAGGATGATGCTCTTGAGCTTTGGTTCCCATACAAGGACTATCCTATCAGAAAAGGTGACCATTTCGTCCTTACTGGTATCACTCTTCCTGATTCGTATGTCAATGCTGCGTCTCTGAAGCTTCTTAAGTACGCAATCGCTCTTCTCGAAAAGAACGACTACACAAGATACGTCTATCAGCCAAAGGTGGATGAGATTTTCATGGCAAGACAGCATGACGCAGCCATGGCTGATGAAACGGGAGCAATAAAGAGTTTGCATGATACTTTGAAGGCAGGTGATCTGATGGATTTTAGAGATGACGACCTGAATATTAGCGGCACAATTACCATAGATCAGCTCAATATCAAGGAGCAGGATGGCAAAATCCCTACTTATGAGATTACTCTTAGAGAGGATAAGGAGGTTGGAACTATCCAGAAAATCCAGCAGCAGATAACATCTCTTGAGAACGGAAACGGCGGTTCAGGAGGTGGTGGTGGAATCACATTGGCGCAAGTTAAGGGACAGGTGGCTACTGAGGGAAGAAAGTTTTTCATTTCTAAGCTGTTTGATGATGTAGCAAAAGGATTGATTACTTTTGAACAAGGTATTAAGTTGGGTGCAGGAACTCTGTGGAAGATTACTTTGGCTGGAGTAGCTCTCCTTAAAGAACTGTTTATAGACGGTGATGTAGTTGTTAATGGTAGCACACAACTCGGTTTAAACGGTACGGATACCGAGTTCGGAGATTACCATACAGACACGACGGGCGCGCGGATTCAAGTAAAGGAAGATGGAACATCAATAGCTGAGTTTGATTATATCACTATCCGTCGTGCTGCTCAATTCCGAGATATTACAATCCGTGAGCTTCGCCATATAGGTGGCGAGTTGGCGATAACTCCTGCTGCAATGGTATGTTCAAAGGTCGAAAGACTTAACTCTAAAGGAGAAGTAATAGCAAACGGAGATAATACAGAGCCATCCTCGTTTAAATGCTATTTTGAAACTAAAGATAGCGATGAAGGAAGCACAAAGGTGTTTAATTATTTTCGTCCACTCGACCAAGCGAGATGTCAGCAGTTTGATATAGTAGCAGACGGAAGCAAGAAAACGAGATATTATTGGCGACTTGTCATGTCTGTTGGTGAGAATTACATTGTACTTTCAAATTTAGCTAATGGAGGTATGGATTCCCTAACTACCTCTGAACCTTTGGTTGGAGATAATATCGTTCAGCTCGGTTATCAAGGTAGCGATGACCCAAACAGACAGTCAGCTATTATACTCTCATCTACATCAGATGATGCGCCAAGTCAGAAGATGTATCAGGGAATATCATCATTCTCCCTTGATGGTTGTCTGGTTAAAGATGAGGGGTATGATGCGGCAACTGGTGTATTCCATTGCAATATTTATGGCGACAGCTTTATAGGTGGTAAGGATAGCTATTTTACCTACGATTCAAAGCAGAAGAAAGCAACATTCAAAGGTACAGTGAATTTCGAGAGTGATTCTACTTTGCCTGATGGTTCATCAGTGAACGATATAGCCAAGAAGGACGATTTGCAGGATTTAAATATTAAGAGCGGTAATCTCTTGCGCAATACGTCCTTCTGCGGCGACTACGAGAGTATTGATATATCCGAAGATACAGACATCTCTGAGGATAAGGAAACGTTCTCTGAGAAGCTGAAATATTGGACGATGGAGAATGCCAGTGTGATTGACACAAAAGACTCTACCAGCGGAAAGGCAGTACGGATAGGCGGAACGTTATCTCAGCAACTTGCCCAACCGTTATTGGTAGATAAGGCATACGTGCTTTCCTTCAAGGGCAAGGGTACGACCGTCAAGGTAAGTGTCGGTGGCGAAGCGCATGATGTAGATATGACTTCATCTTTCGAGAGATACGAGCTGCATATTACTTGCTCTGACGCAGCAGACGATGTATTCTCTATGGTTTGTACGAATTGTACTGTGTGCGAAATCATGCTTTCCTACGGCAAGCTTGCCCCTGCTTGGTCTCCATCCTATTCTGATAATGATAAGTCGATGGCTGAGTTTCAGAATATGAAATTTTTGACTGATGCTATTACGCAAGGTTCAACAACCATCGATGGCGGCTTGGTTATGTCTCAGCAGTTTAAGGTAGGCAATTACCGAGACAAGAAGATGATTAAGGAAACTGGCGGTATGAGCGGCTACTACAACGACGATGATTCTCCTTTTCTCTGGGGCGGTGGAACGCTCGAACAGGCTATCTACACTATCCAAAAATATAAGGATAACCCGAACTACGAGCCTACTGCCGAGGAACTCAACAATCTCGCTAAATTCGTTGTCACACACGGCGGTAGAGCCATTCTCACCGACATCATCTTGCGAGGCATCATCTATGCCGAAGGTGGAGTTATGAAGTCTATCAAGTCGCCAAATGGCAATTTTGAGATTGATGAAGAAGGAAATGCCAAGTTCAAGGGTAATAGTGAGTTCGGTGGCAAGCTGGTTGGTGTGAGTGGAAGCTTCAAGAGGCTCAATTGTGTCAATAATAAAGGCAATGTCGTGGGAAGCATTGAATTTGGAAGCGATGGAAGGATGTGGTTCGATGGTGATATGTTTAGCCAAGGTTACAATAAAAAGGAGGACCGCAGCAACAGATTTTATACATCAGACGTGTGGTGCAGAGGAATGTTTGGACATCGTTCCAAGACGATGGCGATAGTCAAACAGGACTTGATGAAAGTCTTTACAAGGGGCACGGGTAAAGAACCAGTCGAGCATAAACTGACGCAGGGAATGAAAACAAGCAGCAACACTTATTACGAGATACCGCTCTTTGCGCCTGGTGGCAATGACGACACCGCTGGTATGCCGATAGATGTAATCCTTTTCAACAATACAGCGGACTGCTATTATTCATTCGAGGGCATGGACGATGGCAAGGAGTGGCGAGTGATTAACGGAAACGACCATCAGACTATACATTTCTGCGACATTGGAGGCTGGCATGAGCTGAAAGGTGGCGCAAGCGTGAATTGCATATACATACCCCCAGAATTCCTTACCCCAGTACCTTCATCCAGCTCGATTGGCCGAGGTGTGTTCTGGACTGGTGAGACAGACATGAATTGGAATGGAAATGACAAATGATAATGATTAAGAATATGGAACATTTAAACAAAACGCCTACCACGGGCAAATTTGGCGACGTAGCAAAAACGATCGACACCAATTTCGGCTTGATTGTCACAAAGCTCATGGAACTGAGTGAGGCGAGCAAGGCGAAGGAGATGAATTGCGGTTTCTATTCATCAGAGACTGAGTTAAAAACCGCTTACCCTAACCCTGACAAGGGTATGATGGCTTATGTAGGCAGTGGTACTGACTATACCGTCTATCGTTGCAAGACGGATGGTACGTGGACTGCTACCAGCGAGACCTTCAAGGTGAATATCTCGGTAGATTTATCCACTTATGCTACCAAGGAAGCTTTGGCGCAAGTCAAGGGTTCGGTAGATAATTTGCTGCTTGGTGCGGTGTATTGCGGTATCGCTACAAGAACCACAAACCCAGGCACTCCGAAAACTAAGGTATTCTATCTGCCTACCGAGGTAGGTGAATATCCTAATTTTGGCAATCTCTCTGTAGTAGAAAATGAAATCGCCTTTCTCTACTATGATGGTACGAATTGGACGAAGCAATCCGTCGATTTTTCATCCACTATCACCGAAATCAAAGAGAAAGCCAATACTGCTGCTACTGATGCAAGCAATGCGTTGACCAAGGCAGAAGCAGCGAGCAAAACGGCAGAGGAAAACAAAAAGGCTTTGGGTATCGCTACATCTGATATTTCTACATTGAAGAAAAAAGTAGATGACATCCCTGCTACTATCACGAAGTTTGCGAATATGACGGAAGCGGCATACGAGGCTTTGGAAACGAAAGACCCAGAAACTTACTATATGCTTACGGAGGAATAGTTTATGATTAAGTTAGGAAATAAAGAAATTTCTGCCATCAGGTTAGGAAGTAATGTGATTTCGGCAGTGTATAAGGGAAGTGTTCTTATTTGGCAAGCTATCAGAAGCTGCTTTGGCAGTGGATGGTGGGTGAATGAGAAACCTTGGATTGATGATGAAACTTGGAAAAATTAATTAAGATATGGCAACAGAAAAAATAGATAAGGAAATAACTGACCTCAACACCGATTGGGGAGGTTACTTGGGCAAATGGGTACAGAAACTCATCAAAGACAACTTGATTTCCCTAAAAGACGGGAAGTTCGGTTACATTGACCAAGAGGTAGTACCAGAGGGAAACAACTCGCACATCTATTGGAGATTCTTTTCAGACGAGGAAAGCTATCGTCAGTGGTATAACGACAAGGATAAGTATGCCGATAACGTCAAACAGTCGTATGACTTTGTTACAGCAAAGGCTGAACTTCAGTATATCCTACGAACATCTATGGTAAAGAGACCCAATGATGTTATCGTCAAGGGAACAGAGTGTATTGCAACTATCAATTACAATAGTTACTACGGAGAGCCAAGCGAAAAGGATGAGACAAGTGGAACTCTTGTGGTATCAGTGAATGGCGTTGATATTCCGGAACTGAAACAGACACTTGAAGCTTCTGGTACGGCAACTGGCAACAATTATAATGTTGACCTGACCGACTACCTTGTGTCAGAGACGAATACGGTAAAGATCACCGTGGCGAATACGCACGGTCAAAGCAGAACTTTCTCTTTCAGCATTAGAACGGTATCTATCAATCTCTCTTTTGATGCGAGTTATGTAGAGACTTCTGTAAGGGATGGAAAGTGGTCTCTTCGTGTGAATTGCCAGGGTGCGAATGCTACAGTTTATTGCAAGGTAAGCAATGGCAATGGTAGTGAAACCATGACCAAGACAATCAACAACTCATCTGGTGAGTTTATCATTGATTCAAAAGGTACCTATATTGCGGGTAAGCATGAGATTGAAGTATGGGCAGTCAATTCAGAGTATGGCATCACAACAGAAAAGATACGAACTTCCTATATCAAGAAGGGCAATACTCCTGCCATTGCTATAGGAAAAGATGCTCCTGTATCTGCTACCCAGTATTCTACCATTCAGGTACCTTATTATTTCTACCTTCCTGACAATGAGATTGGCTCACAGGTTGCAATCGAAATCAAGGTATTGTATAATAACAATACGGAAGAGCTTGTTCTGACGGACCAGTTATGTACCGTAGATGATAATCATACATCAGGTGAGACCCCTTTAAAGGCTACTGTACCATTGGATTTAAATGACTATGCTCCAAAGATTAGTGTAGTCATATCTATTGGCGATGTGAGTGCAACCCACGATGTAACAATCAAGGGTGCAGGAGTTACTTTGCAGCCGGTCAGCGAGTGCAAGGTGTATTACTCCATGAAGGGTAAGACAAACTCTGATAAGGGTATCGAGAACCTGGAGAGTTATTACGAAGGAGTAAGAACTTCTTATCTGGAGCGTTCTGTCAACTTTAAGCTGAATGCCTATAATGGATTCCTGGATGGTAAGGGTATGACCATCGGAGCCGGAAAGTCTGTTACATTGAAAGACTGGCAACCATTCGCAGAGAACTTCGGTGTGAGTGGAAGTAAGAAGGGAAGAACCATCGAAATCGAGTTTGAGACAGGTATCTGTTCTGATGAGAATGCAGTTATCGTAGATTGTATGGATGATACAACTGGTTTCCGCATATACGCAAATAAAATCGAGGTAAAATGTTCTACGGATCGTGTAATCACTTACTATCCTGAGACTAAGCGAATAAAATTCTCTCTGTCTATCGATGGAACTACCACCCATACGGTCAACAATTTGGGTGGTGGTGATGCAACAGAGAAGGATGTGAACTTGGTTTATCTGTGTATCAATGGTGTATGTGTCAGAATGTTCGATTATTCTAACGCAAACTGGAAGCAGGGAACACCAAAGGATATAGTCATAGGTTCTGCTATGGCAAAGGTCATCCTCTATTCGATAAGAGGCTATGAGAAATCCATCAACCCTTATCAAGCCTTGGATAATTTTGCTTACGACACACCAGATGTCACTGATGTGTATGATAGCAACGGAATCTTTGACCATTACGGCAAGATAAACCTTGCCAAGCGCAATGATATTCTCAACAGTAGTGGCAACATCCATAATCCTGATGAGATTATTTCCTATGAGAAGGTGAAAAAGGCGTTACCTCAATCTCCTATCATCGTGTGGAATATCGACAACTTGCCTTACAACAAGAATAATGACAATGTTCCTATCAATGGTACTACCTTTGATAATCCACTTTGGAATAAGGCTACTTACGGTTGGGCACAAGCTCCGTTCACTGTAGGTGCACACATGTTCAATGCCGATGGTACCTCTTCAAATGGTTATCCTCTGCCATATAAGAATTTTGCCGAGATATTTGAAACGGGCAATGGTGAGTCTGTAAATATTACCGTGGGATTGGTTGGCGAAACAGAGAATCATACACTTTACTCTATCACTATAGGTGTGGAGACTGGTGAAAAAGAAATGGTTCACAAGGTAAACTTTGCTTCGTCTGAAGGCATCTTCAATATCCATGCTATGAATATGTATCAGCAGATTCTCCTTTCCTGTGCGAAAAGTAACGAGTCTCTCTATACTGCTTATCAGAAAGAGCAGTCAGACTTAGGTAAGGCTGTCACATATAGAAAGTCACTTAGCGGTTTCCCTGAGATAGGATTCCGAAGAACTTCAACGAGTGGAACTGCTGCGCCTACCTTCCTCAGCATATACAATTTCATCAACAATAAATATTCTGCATCCTTCCTTGGATTCCCTGCAAAGGACTACATGAAGGCTCAGATATGGGAGATAGATGAGAATGTCAATATGTTCAATCAGGAGGCTGGAGACTATAGTGTTGACGGTGATTCATTACAGAGTAGTGTGCTGACCGGCATCCCACTTTACTATGCGAGAGTACCGAAGAAATCGCCTACAAATAAAGCAAATAAGCTGGGTGTGGCAAAGAAAACTACGGATAACATCGATGCTACCAATCAGGAGCTTGCGGTTATCAAGCGTTTTCACAACTGGGTGGTTTCCACCAATGTTCTCCTTGCCGAGAGATACAAGCGTGAGCATGGCGATTATGCAACACTTCCTACTCCGGTAGTCTATAATGGAACGACTTACAAGAAGGATAATCCTGCATACAGACGTGCGAAGTTTACGGCGGAAGCAAGTACATATACGAGACTTGATAGCGCGATATTTTATTTTAATTTCTGTCAGTGGATCATCGGTATGGATTCCATGGATAAGAACATGAGTTTGGCATTTGACACAATAACTTGGAATGAAGAATAATTATGGTAAAGACGGTAAAAGAAGCTAAGGCTGATATATTTCTGAGGGACACGGACAGCCAGTCCCTTTTTAATAACTCTGGTGTGTTATCATTCAGATACTACCATGAGTGGAATGACTGTTACAATCCGTCAACAGATGAGACTGTACAGATTAATGGAGAGGTCTATGATGAGACAACGAACTCATACAGACCGAATTGTCCGGAAGGTTTCAATCCTGTGTTCAACGGCAGACTGTCTGCCTTGTGGGATAATATTGTAAATTGTTTCCCTAACGAGGTGGAAGCGATGTATAAAACGATGAGAGGAAATGGTCTTACTTATCAAGACATGCTCACGAAGTATAAGGACTTTTGGAAATGTTGGTGCGAGAATCTGTATAATGCAGATGCCTTCGGATATGCAAATACCAACAACTTTACAAAGGCGTATGGTGACAAAGTTCAAGTGACGGACTACTTCTTTGGTAAGCGCCAGAGATACCTTGACAGTAAGTATCACTGTGGCTCGTCTGTTAGCAATAACCTTCGTTTGCGTTTGTACGAAGATGGTAGGGGTCTTGCTATCAAGCACTACCAAGCCATCTATTGTACCTTGCAGTGGGGTGTAGGCAACTTTGATGATCATCGTAATATCAAACCAGGCACTTATTCGTATATGCCATTCAAGATTTCCAACCCGCAGGATGCAACCTTTGACATAGATGATGCAGACCTCATCACAGAGTTATCAACATATACCAAGGGTAGCAATGGAAATTACACCATCTATGGTTTGGAAGGTCTTGGTGACTTCAAGTTCGACCTCAATATGGGCTTGTTGAAAAGACTCACGAAGTTCGTTATGAACTATACTGCATCAAGGCCAAACACCAGAGAGGCAGGAGTGAATTTTGACCTCAGCAAGATGGGTATGCTGAGACAGGTGATTGTCAGGAACGTGAAGAACCTGAAAAAGAGTATCATCTTGTCCTCTGACCTCTTAGAGGAGATTGATTTCACCAATACTCCTATTATAGGTGTAACGACACCTCCTACAGATATGCTCACCAAGCTGGTATTGCCTGTCACGATTACTGAGTTGCGTCTCAAGGGTTACTCTAATTTGTCATCTGACGGGATGACAATAGGCTCCTATGCTAATATTAAGCATTTGGAGTTTGAAGATTGCCCTAATTTGGATAGCTATGCCATTTGCAAGGCTTGTTTTGACGCTAACAGTCCTCTTGAGGAAGCAACCGTTAAGGGTGTGAACTGGTCGGTAGATAACATGAAGTTTCTGATGTGGCTTGCTGACAAGGGCGTGAAATTGCAGGGAAAGATTACATGCACGGCTAATGTTACAATGGATCAGAAGCGAAAGATGCTGAAAGCTTGGGGCAAAATTGATAACGAGGGCAACAGTCTGTATATCTCTTATGAGAAGGTTGCTATTCAGCGTGTATCAATCGTCGGGAAGAGAAATTTCGGTGCAAAAGGAGATTACTCTTTAACGCTTAAAACTTTCCCATCTACAGGTAATGATTTCATCTCTGCAAGGTGGAGTATAAGCGAGAATAGCTTCGCTACAATAGAGGAAGATACTGGTGTTATACATGTCAGCAAAGTCGGGTCTAAGGAGAATGATGATAAGGCTACGGTATATCTGGAAGTTGAGTTGTCAGACGGAAATACGCTTAGCGCAGAGAATGAGGTCTATTTCTATGCCTATCAGGCGCAGCTTGGGGATTATGTATTCTCGGATGGAACTTACGGCAGCGACCTGACCTTTTCTGATGCTACACCTATTGCTGTGATATTCTACATCGAGCCGAAGGAGCGCAAATGGGCGATTGCGGTAGCCTTAAAGGATTATGATCAGAGAGTATGGGGACTCTGGAATGGTACCGACGAAAACTATAGTATGAATGGTATCATATTAGGTAGTAATCCTGCTTATGATGTATATAATCTGCCATTGCTGCAGGAGTACACTTCCGGTGTAAATGTGTCTGACTCCTCGATGCGTGATGAGAGTAATACCGCTAACGACGGGTTCAAGGAATACACTGTTCTTAATACGATCAGCGACATCGGCTTTGAGAAAATCACGCAGAGCATGTGGAATCTCAGTGTAGGTAATGCTACCCTTGGTGATTACTTTATTCGTGTAGGATTGAATGTGGGTGATATGGTTGCTCGTGGTCAGCTCAATACCCTCAAGATTATCGCTCACAGAGACTACATCTTAAATGATACCAACGTAAATCTGCCTATTCCGAAGGCGACGCCAGAAAAAACTTTGGCACAAAGTCTTGCGGAATGTATCAAGAATGTTCAAACCGCTCCTGGTCATGCGCAGAAGTATCAGCAGTACTACTATCCTGCTGCCAGCTATTGCAATGCTTATGTTCCTACGGTTGGCAATACTCAGACGTTAGCAGAGCCGTTTACCGAGGGTCATTGGTTTCTGATGTCTTCCGGAGAGATGGCACGCTGCTCTTGGTATGCGATGAAGGGATACGATCTCGGTGTTGCGAATAATATCTTTGCGCAAGCGTCTTCCGATTTACTTTTCGCCGCATTCTCGGATAGCTGGTACTGGACGTCTTCGGAGTCTTCCGAGATCAGTTCTTGGTATCTGTATCCTGTTAGCGGGCAGTTCGGCACCGGCGCCTACGTCGGCAAGTACTACTATCGTCAGGTGAGGGCGGCGGTCGCATTCAAGCTATAGGAATCAATAAGATTAAAAAAGTTTTTGTATTAAATGTCAATTAATCAAAATAGAAATTTATGGATAACAAGTTTATGCATGAGGAACAGGATATTGTGATAGGCAATGACTGTGGAAGATTTGTTATTAGTGTAAAGGTGGAAGCAGGAAGCGAGGATATGGTCACGCTGCCAGTAGCCGTATGGAACTATGGAGCAATAGTCTCAGCTCTCATCAGACATAAGTACTCAGAAAGTGAGGTAGAGGCAATAGTCAGCAACTCTCTTATGCTTATGCAGAATCCTTCAAGCGTAAGTGAGGAGGAATCCCATGAGAAGATGAATGAGTTCTATGGGTTTCAAGAGTATAGAGAGAAGTGCAAGGCAAGAGCCAAAGAACTTCTCGCCATCGGTGAGACAATGGGACTAAAGGAAATATAGTCCTGAGTATGATGAGAAATATATTAAAAGTAAACAAGCGAGACTGGATAGGTCTTGCTTGTTGGCTGCTTATTAGCATATTGGTAGGTCTGCTTGCTTTGCCAGTAATGGTAGGTAGAGAGATTTATCAGTACAAGCACTATTACTTGGCAAAGTTTGAGTGGGAAGATATTGTTAGGTATTCCGTAGTGATTGTACTCGGTAGTATTATTAATTACTTAATTTTAGATTCATTATTATGAGACAGATAAAAAGAATTTTCGTTCATTGTACCGCTTCTTCTCAGAAGTGGGGAGTCAAGGAACTGTTGGCAGAGTTTAAGGCGAAGGGTTGGAGAAATCCAGGCTATCACAAGGTGGTAACGGAAGATGGTGTTGTGCATCAGTTGTTAGACATCAGCAAGGTTAGTAACGGCGTGCAGGGCTACAACTCTACTGCTATCAATATTGCATACGTGGGTGGCATTGATAGCAAAGGTAAGCCTATCGACAACAGAACGGAGGCTCAGAAGGTAGCTCTAAGGTCGTTGCTTGTAGAGTTGCATCGTCAATACCCTCACGCAACCATCATGGGACACAGGGACATCTGGGGGAGCAATCCGAAAAAATGGAAAAAGTGGTGTCCTTGTTTCGATGTCATGTCTGATTATAAGGATATAGAATAAAAGATGGCTCATCAAACACTGATATACGAATAATTTGCTTACAGATTGTTACTTTTACAAAACTTAACTTTAAAATTTTGCTCAAATCAATTCATTTTGAGCAAAAAATTGTAATTTTGTCAAAAACGTAGAACAATTAACAAAAGGAGGTTTTTCATGACACAAGAACAAGAACAAGAAGTCCAACGGTTGATAAAGGATATAGATGTTACTGAACTGATGTCCTTGCTGATGAAACACGGAAATCGGTATAGCAGAAGGATATTGAAGTTCTTCAGATGGTTCTGCAAGTACGTTCCGATTACGCTTATGTGTTTTCACGCTTACGGAATGTGGGATTTCTCTCAGCATCCACGAGACATGTTTATCCCATACGCAGAAAATACGCCTTGCTATCTTTACATATATTTCATGGTGTATATTTTACCTATGGTTCTTATACTGGCAAGCAGATTCTTTTTCTTATGTTGGAGATACCGCATTCCCTTCTATTATTTCTTCGGCATAAACGCTGCTCATATCGTGGAATGGAGCTGGTACACAACTCAAGATATGATAGATTCATGCTTCACCGTCATGGTGGTAACGGCAATATTCTATCTGTACTCTTTTGTGGATTTGTTTATCAGTAAAACAAATTTAGGACGTAAAATCTGCGCATAATATGGGAAAGATACTAAATTATAAGCTGCTCGGCACGGCTTTGAAGTCACTGAGTGATGCTTGCTTTAAGGCTGACGAGCAACAGAGAAATGGTGAGAAGGTCACCGCTTGCGGAATGAGCGATGAGGACTTGGATAGGTTGTGTGACATCATCCCCGACATGCTCAACCCGATGCTATCTACCGAGGAGGTCAAAGAGAAGCTTCACGTTTCCGACGCAACTTTAAATAGAATGGTAGCGAGAGGCGACATTCCTAACGGCGAGTGCAAGAAACGAGGACACACCCGATATTTTAAGAAGTGGGATATACTACACTACATAAAAAGCAAGAGAGGTAAGTGATTACCTCTCTTTTTTGTTATTTATGATATTACCTACTATCACCTTAAACTACTGATAATCAACCACTAAAAGAAAGTGTGATAGAGTTATATTTGCTCTCCCCTATTCTTTGTATCTTTGCACCGTAACGTTACAATAGTGTTAGTTAATATAAGGATAACTTAAAAAGATTGTATCATGGAAATGACAGATGCAAAGGTCGTAGAGAAGAAAATCTACGAAGAGGGAAAAAAGCATGACGATTATGCTTCTAAGGCTACAGGTAATGCTGGTCTTACCCTTGGTATCATCGGCACAGCACTCGGTGCTGGTGCTTGGTTGCTTGGAGGTAACAACCGCAGCGTATTTGGCTCACTCGGCGGCAATATGCCTGAGAACGTAAACATCAACACCTATGGGGCTAACACAAGCTCTAATCAGCCAACCGCTTTACAGGTAATGGAGAAGGAATGCGCTGATGAGGTGAAGCTGCTTACCGATATGTTCGGTTTGAAGCTCGACACCGCTAACAAGTTCTACGCTATGCGTGAGACTGACATCGCAGAGAAGTTCTCTATGTACAAGGGTGCTAACGATGCTATCAACGCCGAGAACCGCCGTGCAATGCAGGCTGAGTTCGGTCTTTACAAGTCTCAGATTGATGCGGACTTCGGTCTGTACAAGAATCAGCGAGACCAGTATGACGCATTGCAGGCTAAGTATAGCGACCTCGACAAGAAGGTAGCCGTGATGGAAGCCCTCACTCCTTACAAGGAGAAGCTTATGATGGCTTACGTGAACGAGAAGACCTGCAACTGCTTGCGTGGTCAGTTGGTACTCCCATCTACGCCAGTAATTTCGGGCTACGGCAGCTATTGCTGTAACGGTACTGCTCCTTCCACGCCCACTACAGGAGCGTAACAGAGCAAGAAAGTCTGTAAAAAGGACTAAGAAAAAATGAGTTGGTGAGGGGTGTTTGCCCTCGTTGGTGGATGCCCTCTCACCTCTCTATAATATATCACCAACTTAAAGATATTGGTTATGATGAATTTCGGAAACAGCCCTTTGCTTGATATGGGCACAGGTCAGCAGCCGCCGCAGATGATGGATGCAGAGCTACAGAAGATGTATGAGGCAATACAGCAGAAGCGAGCATCTATCAATATGCAAGCGCAGCAGTCACCCACACCACTCTGGGATGAGATTGATAAGATTGAGGACAATCTTACAGGCGCACAACGTCAGTACTTGATGCAGAATCAGGAGTACGTCAATAGCTTACAATATGTGTCTAAGCTGGTTCAAGACGAGGAATTGCGCATCATACGTCCTCGCATTGAGAGTACTCAGCAAGGACAGGAAGCATTGAAGAAACATTTGTCTTTGATGCAGCGTTTAAGAAAAGAAGTAGCGCAAGCAGAGGAACATAAATCTGCTATGCTCAACGATTATATGACTAATCATAGCGATAAGACTTGGCAAGAATATCTCGCCTGGTACAACAAGACAAAGAAAGGAGAAACTAAGAAATGAACGTAACAGAACTTAAAGAGAAACTGCTTACATCACTTGATCTGTGGGCAGACGCAAGAATTAGCGATATGGTGAAGGAGAACCCTGCATTGGCTATTCCTTCCGTATACATGAAGCGAGCATCGCACAATATCATCGCCAAACACAAGGATAGTTGGGGAAAGAGTATTGACAACGCTACCCTATTCATTGCCGATGAAGACGGAAACATAGATGCCAACACGATATTTGAAGATATGATGCAGATGCTAAAATCCGTGGAAGATTACAAATTCGATGTAGGTTTTATTCACGGACATATCGACAAAGGAGTTGTGTCTATTGACCTGCCAGATGGAATTGCCACTGCTATCCTCTTTGGAAGCAAGCGAAGCATCAACTTCACAGAGGAGGACTTTGTAGAGTTGAAAGATTTGATAATAGCTTAAAAATATATAAGATATGGAAGCAAAAGACATTATGAGCAAGTTTGATGAGCTGTATGGAATGATGGCTTCATCAACAAACGTAAAGTATATGCACGTATTCGGAAACACGATGCGCTGCATGATGAAGGATATGGCTGCGAAGCACCCAGAGTTGGCGCAGGAATATTTAGAGAAGTTGTGCGCTATCAAGTGGAAGAACTACCTTACTAAGAAGGAGGCTTCTGAGATTGTAAACGGTATGAATCCATCTGCGACTTGGGATATGCAGACCTGGCTCAATGCAATGACCGGTCTTGGGATTGCAACAGAAGAGAAGCCTTACTACAACGACTATGCCCTTTATGTTGCAATGAACCAGGTGGTAAGTGACCACGGTTGTACTGTCGCTAAGATGCTTGGCAAAGGCAGTGTGAAGGACATTGATCCTGAACATTTGGTCAAATATGCTCACGAACTTGCGCTTGATTTGCTGAGAGACAAGGATGGCGTGTACGATATCAGAGAGTATTTCCTGAAGTAGAACTAATATACACGGTTATGAAAAATGTGTTTGAAAATATTCTATCTTGCAATGATACGCAGGTTATTAAGAACTGCTTCGCAATTATGGCCGACTGTTGTGAAGTTGGGATGAACGACAGTGTAATGCTTGATATGATGAAGCAGGTGCAGGGTGAGGTTGCAAAATGTCATTATGATGAAGAAATGGCCGACTTACATCTTTGCCTCATCGGGCAGCTACACACGAAAGATGTAGCCAAGGACTATTGGCACGAGGTCAAGAATGATAATATCAACCTTGACGACTGGTGTGTTCTCTGGGGAGAAATGGTAAAACGAAACGATGGAAAGATAAAGAAATGGTTCCCGAAAATCAGTGCGCTTGACTTTGAAAGAAAAATTTTTGACGAGTGCATTTCGTTCCTGAATAGTGGAGAATTACCATATTATGATTTAAAGGTCTGATTTTTCTGTCGTTATCTTATAGAGTTTCGGTTTTTTTTGCTATCTTTGCAAGAAAGAGACCGAAACTTTATTTTTACTTAATTCAGGATAACATTATGACAGATTTTTTAGAAACTTCTCAAATTAGGCATATAGCCGTAACAATCATATCGGCTATACTCGCTTTTATTTCGCCGACGGAGGGCTTTGTCGTAGCTCTTGTGTTGGCATTCGGCTTTAATATCTTCTGCGGAATGAGAGCCGATGGGGTAAGTATTGCAAGATGCAGGAACTTTTCTGCGTCAAAGTTTAAGAATGCGCTTCTTGAAATGTTCCTGTATATTGCTATTGTTTACGTGATGTACGGAATCATGATTGGGTGTAATGATGGAGATAAAGCGTTGTTTGTAATTAAGATGCTCACGTACATCTTCTGCTATGTTTATTTATGTAATGCCTTTAAGAACCTCATTAAAGCTTACCCGAAAAATATATCCTTCCGGGTAATTTACTACATTCTCAGGTTTGAGTTTACGAAAGCATTGCCGAGTTACTGGAAACCTATTCTTGAAAGGCTGAATCACGAATTTGACAAAAACGAGGAGGAAAATAAAGATGGCAAACTGTAATAAACTTGTCAGGCAAGGCCTCAGAACGAAAAATTCAAAAATGGTTGGTTAAACAGGATTAATGCTTTAAAATATGAAAATGGTTGATAAAATTCTAAGGGTGATTATGGCTGTCGCTGTCATTCTTTTCGTAATGTCAATGTTCTGTAAGTGTACGACAGTAAGATATGTTCCGGTTACAGAATATAGGGACAGATACGTAAACAAGACGGACACCCTTATGAAAACGGACTCCGTGTGGGTTCACGACAGTATATCTGTCCTTGTCAGAGGGGATACAGTATTTAAGGACAAGTATAGCATTAAGTATCGTGATAGATTTGTGTATAGGAATAAATCAGATACCGTTATAGTAAGAGATTCTATACCATACAAAGTTAAAACCGAGAAACAATTATCAAAGACCGATAAAGCATTCTTGAATATAGGTAAGATTGCATCAGTTTGTCTTTTCATAGGCGTTCTCGCATTTTTAGGTTGGATATACTGGAAGTTAAAGTTACATTAAACGTTCTTAGTTTTTATTTGGTTATTAATTGTTTATAAACAAAAAGGGGTGACCGCACGCAATGTGTAGCCACCCCTTGAACATATAACATGATCAGCGCAGAAGTTTTCTGTTATTCATTTCCCTGTTCGAATTTAATACCATATTTTTCCGTATAGTATCTCTCGTTCGGATTTCTTTTAGTTTCGGAGTCATACCAGATTATCCAGGGATAATCTCTATCGTAATAATAATCATATACCTTACAACAATACTCTGTTAATTCTTATGTAATCGATTGAAAATGAGAGAGTTAATTAACGTAATATAACTAATAAAATTTGGTTAAGTGGCTGATTATCAGTAACTTT